ACACCGAGACGGGCGAGATCCACGGACTGCCGGAAGGTACGCCTCCCGCGGAAGAAGAGGTAGACCTGTGAGCGAGATCCCTGAGGGCCCGCCGGCGGATCCAGCCACCAACGGCTCGGATGCCACGGACATCCCGGCGGGTCTCTCGCTCGCGGAGTACGAGGATCTACGCGCGAAACTCGAGGCGGTGCGGAACTGGGGCGTGGGCTCGATGGGCTACAAGCAGGCGTGCGAGCACTTCTACAAGTTCTGCAACGAGCACGGCCACGCCATCCTCGTGACGTGCGCGGCCGCGCTGGGGCAGCCCGCTCCGGCCGACTGGCCCCAGAGCCAAGTGAGTTACGGCAAGGTCACGGAGATGGGCGGCTAGGTGGATTCCCTGCGCCGGGTCCCCTCAGACGGGGCCGCAGCTCCCTCTCCCTGCGGTGGGGTCACACCCGCCCGGCCAGGGCACCCGCGGCTCGGCCGTGGGGCCCACATCATCTCCTACGATGACGCGGTGCAGTACCTGCTCGCCTTGACGCACCGGCGGCCCTACTTTCAGTTCTCGCGCGACGAGCGGCGCGGCTGGCGCTCCGCGATTGCCGCGCTCCGCGACCGCCGAGAGGAACTCCTGGGCGAGCTGCGCGACCTCGGAGTGCGGATCCCGTGACGCAGCTAACTCCCGATCCCTCCCGCCGGGTCGTGGTAGCGCTCCTGGTGATCGCGGCGCTTATCGGCCTCGTCGTCGCCTGGATGTGCCTGACGGATGGCGGGAGGCTCCTGTGAGCGGCCCGGAGCGCCCCGACTGGGACCTCTTCCACCAGCCGCCAGAGCCCCCCACGGGCCCCCAGACCGACGTCAGCTCCTTCCCGAGGGGCTACCACGCCTGGGTCGCCTTCAAGTCCTCACGGCGCGGCCAGGTCGTCTGGCGCTGGTGGGAGAACCGCGCCCTGATGCTCGCGGCTGCCCCGGATCCCAGGATCTCGGCGCGTACGATGCTCGCACAGGCCAGGGAGAAGTACCGCGTGAAGATCAACGACCACTGGTCCCCGCTTCTGGCTGACGACCTAGTCGCGCGGCATCCGCACCTCGAGGCGTTCATCGAGCGCCGGGTCCGGAAGTCCACCGAGAACACGCCGTGACTCTTGCGTCGTGGACGCAGGCGTGTACGTTGGGGTCGTCGGCGTGTGGACCGTCGGCGTTCGTGTCTCTGTCGGCCCGTGTCGCCTGCCCGCCCCAGCTTCGGCTGGGGGTCCACCGGGTAGGCACCGGGCCGATCCCGTTGAGGCGCTGATGGAGCGGAAACAAGTATCGACTCGCACCCGTTTCGAGGTCTTCAAGCGGGACAAGTTCACCTGCCAGTACTGCGGCCGCACTCCGCCGACGGTCATCCTGCACGTTGATCACATCGTCGCCGTCGCCAATGGGGGCACCGGCGACCCCCTGAACCTCATCACGGCCTGCGCTGACTGTAACCTCGGGAAGGCGGCCGTGCCGCTCGGCCAGGTGCACCGGCCCATCGCCGAGCAGATCGCCGAGGCCGAGGAGCGGAAGGCCCAGGTCGAGGCATTCAACGCCTTCCTGATGGAGGCGCGCGACGAGGAGACAAGACAGGTGGAGGAGGTCGGGCGGTACTGGTACAACAAGTTCGCGAAGACCCCCGAGGAGCGTGACGAGTGGTGCTTCGGACCGGGGCGTATCCCCTCCATCCGCACCTTCGTGCGCCGCCTACCACTGGCGGAAATCTTCGACGCGATCGACATCGCTGAGGACCGCATCTTCGCCATCGACAGCGGCTCGGACTACAAGCGGTTCAAGTACTTCTGCGGGGTCTGCTGGCACAAGATCCGCGACCACGAGAACCCGCCGGCGGTCGGTAGCGATGGCTAGGATCCGTTCGATTAAGCCGGAACTCCCCCAGGACGCGAAGCTCGCGAGACTCTCGCGAGGGACTCGCTACCACTTCGTGCTCCTGTGGCTGGTGGCCGACGACGAGGGGTACTTTCGCGCATCCCCGAGACTTCTACTCGGACAACTCTACCCGCATGACCGAGACCTCGGAGAAGCGGCCGTGGACGGCATGACAGCGGAGCTCCGCGACGGTGGGTTCATCGAAGTGCAAATGACGGCAGACGGCCCACTTGGGCACATCGTGAACTGGTCGAAACACCAGCGCATCGACAAGCCGTCGAAGTCGCACCTTGCCCCACTATTCGCGAGTGCCTCGCGAGGGTCTCGCGAGGGTGTCGCGCCTAGGAGTCCTGAGTCTGGAGTCCTGAGTCTTGACCATTCGGCTTCTAACGAAGCCGGGGCAGAGCCCCGCCCGGATAGCACACCGACACCGGAACGGCACGACCACCGCGACTACAGCGTGGCGATGGGTGCGCTGCGGCAATTCGGGTACAAGGGCGGCACCCCGACCGACCGAGACGGCAAGATTCTGCGCGACTGGATCCGCAGCGGGAAGCACAGCGGTCCCGAGATCGCCTCGGCCTTCGAGGGCCTGCGCTTGGCGACCGAGGCGGGAAAGACCTGGCTGAAGCCCGGCGAGCAGTTCACGGCACGGGCGCTCATCAACACACGGAGTGGCGACCTGTCGACTTGGGAAGAGGCGATGAGAGCGATACGCGACAAAGACAGCAGCGGCGAGCGTACTAGTGGCCTCGTCGGCGTCGGCAAACTACTCGGAGGGCCAACAGCGTGAGCACGAAGAAGCCGAAGGTCGCGAAGCCCCACAAGGGCAAGCTCTGGTGGATGCTCGAGGTGCAGCGAACGGATGGGTCCTGGCTCGCCACCGGCCGCACGCTCCTGCGCGTGAACGCCCCGAAAGGGAAGCACCTGGAGTGGGACGGCCGCGGACGGAAGGTGCGCTGGGTTGTCTCGCCAGTCCAGAGCGAGCTGGCCGACCACGATGACGTTCGGTTCCCGTTCGTGTCGCGCCCTGCGGCTACGGTGTCTCCGTGACCGCCCCGGCGCCGGCCGCCGCCGCGCTCGCCCAACGGCTGCATGCCGCCTCTGACGTACTCCACCACTTCGGCTGTTACGCCTCATCCGCGAGCCTTTACTCTGCCGCGAGGGACGTGGAGCGCGAGGATGCGGGTCAGGGTTGCCCCGGAGCCGCACCCGCGCTTGCCGCGCTCGACGCCCTGGCCGCGCGGAGCACCCCGGAACTGCGGCATTGCACCTGTCCACCGGACCACTTTCAAGGGCACCTTCCGGGGTGTCCGCGCATCGCGCCGCCCGCCCCGTCCGCGCCGCGCGAGAGCGAGCAACGGCGTGAGGGCGGCGTCGGCGATATTGGGAGTCACTTGGCGTCAGTTGGGCACTCGGAGCGCGAGGCCCTGGCCTACCGACTCAAAGTGGCCGCGTTCAATCTTCGCCAGATGGGCGGCTCACTCTGCCGCGATGAGGCAGCGGACGTTGAGTCTGTCGCTGCCGCCCTGCTGCGGTTCCCGGCGCTCCCCGCGCGGGAGACCCCTAGCGCCGAGACGCTGGAGGCATGGTTGACCGCGTGGCTGGACGCTCCGCCGACCTCGCCGCCGTTTGGCGAGTTCACGGTGGCCCGCCTCGCTGCGGCCCCCACGAAAGGAGACGGATGATGAAGCAACCGAAGCCGCTGGCCGTATTCCTGCGGGTCGCGGCACCTTCCAAGTCTCTTCGCGCACGGCTCTCGCAGGCGGGCTACTGCGTCGTCCTCGTGGACAGCTTGGAGGATATACGGGTTGTCCAACCCATCGTGCTCGGTCTCGGCGACGGCACGACGAACGAGCTAGAGCGCGCCTGCATCGAAGTGCTCGGTGCGGCGAGCGACAGCCGCTCAATGTACGGCAACGAACTGCGCGCGCTCGTGGCGCAAAAGCTCCTCGGCCGTGCGGCGGCACGCATCGCAGCGAGCGGGGGTCCCGATGCTTCCCGCTGACGCGCCGGACCCCGCGCTGCTGCCCTGCCCGTTCTGCGGCGCGGTCGCTGAGGAGTTCGGACGCGGGGCGCTGATCGGCCCCCTCTACGCCGACGAGCCGGTGCGCGTCGTTCACTGTACGGCCTGCTACTGCGGGACCGACGAGTTCAAGACGCCCGGCGAGGCCATCGCCGCGTGGAACCGTCGTGCGCGTCCCGCGCTCCCGACGACGCCCTCCGAGGCGGCACTTCGGTCGGTGCAATACGCGCTCGTCATTGCCGAGGGTTTCGTCCGCAAGGTCGGGCCGAATCACGACGACGCGGAAGCAACGCTCGGGGCAATTCGGACGGCACTCCACGACCTCTGTGCGGTCCCCGTCCCGAAAGAGCAACCGCTTTCGTGGGACCTCGTACCGCCAGCCGCTCCCGCCGGGGACGCCGCCGCGCTCGTCACGCGGCTCCGCGACCACGCGCGTTTCTTGGCGGGAATGCCACGGTTGGACCGCTATCACTCGGCAACGGCAATCCTCGTCACGGACTGCGTGGCTGCCGCTGACGCGCTGGCCGCGCGGAGCACCCCGAAGGCGGCCTCCGCGCCGAGCGACGAGGCCGTGGCCCGCGAACTGGCGAAGACCTATAAGGGCGTACCGTGGGAGGACTTGGACGACTTACACCGCGCCGATCTTCAGGGGATGGTACTCGTCCACCGTGCCGCCGAGCGTGCCGCGCTGGCCACCGCCCCCACGAACGCGAAATGCGCTCCCGTGATCTGTGTTGGCGACTCGCCTGCCGCCCAAGATGAACGCCTCACCGCGAAGGAGTTGCACGATGGCCAAGCGTGATGGCCTCTACCAGAAGTTCGTCGTCGAGCGGGTAGACGGCCGGAGCGCGCCCGGCGAGAAGCACGACGGGTGCCGCTACTTCGTCCTCGACCTCGACCACGACAAGTTCGCCGTCCCGGCACTCCGGTCATATGCGATGGCCTGCCGCGCCGAACTGCCACGACTCTCTGCCGACCTCCTCGACTTCGTGGCAGCGAAGGAGGACGCGATTCGGACAGCAGGTTTAGCCGCCGCCCCCGAGGAGAAGAAGCCGTGAAGCAGATGACGGAATACGAACGCCAGGCGCGCGTGCGGAACTGCGCCGTTGCGATGGGAAAGTCGGCGCCTTGGGCCTTCGGCGTGATGGCGGCGGCGGACCTCGCGGACGGCTATAACGGCTGCACCACGCACCCGTGGCGACTTGGCGACTGCATCCTGCTCAAACTCAACCTCATCACGAAGCCGATGGTGCGGAAGAATCGCGGAGCGTCCGCCTCCCCGGTGCCGCGCAGGGAGCAGACACCGTGACGCCCGGCCGCGCGCGCCGCCTCCTCGCCGCCTGGCTCGCCGCCGCCTTCGGGCTCGGCCTCCTCTGGGGCCGCCTCGGATGAGCGCGCAGCGCGAGGCCCCGCAGTGAAGCGCGGCGGCTGGCTGAAGCGGACCACCCGCTTGCGCTCCAGCGGGAAGCGGCTGAAGCGGTGCCGCCTGAAGGCCCGGGGCGGGCACCTCTTCAAGAAGGACCGGGATCCCACGTACCTGGCACGGGTTCGCACCTGGACCTGCGTGATGCGCGGGCTCTCGCCCTGCTGGGGCCGGGTGGATCCCCACCACACGATCAAGCAGTCGCACGCCGGTGCCGACCATGCGGCGGTCCCGCTCTGCCAGGGTCATCACGACGAAGTGGACCGCATCCCGCGGTCCACTTGGCGCCGGCGCTATCCCGGACTCAATCTCCTCGCGATCGCGCGCGAGCTCTATGAGGACTATGCGGCGGGACTCTCCGCCGGCGGCAGGTAGTACCCCCGCTCGAGACCCTGTTTGACTATGCGCACCACGTGCGCCGGCACGCGGTGCTTCCCCGCCACCCAGTAGCGCACCGCCCGATCGGTGACGTGGAGATCCCGCGCGAGCTGGACCTGAGAGAGGCCGAGCACCTGGAGGCCGTCCCGCAGCTCGAGGGGCGACATCAGCCCTCCTTCTTCCCCAGGAAGTCGATCAGCTTCTCCTCCATCGCCGCGGCCTGCTCGGTGCTGCTGCGTCCGTAGCCGAGCTTCAGCTTGAAGGCGTGGGCCTCCAGGGCCTTCTCGAGGGCCTGGTCCGCCACCCGCTTCGCGCGCTCCGCCTCCCGCGCGTCCTTCGCCAGCCGCTGCACGAGGGCGATCGCAGGATCCCCCAGGCGGAAGAAGTAGGGGTCGCTGACCGTGCGATCCTCCTTCTGTCCGTGCACGCGCACGGTGATCGCGTGGGTGTGGGCGTTCACGCCGCGGAACGCCACCTGGAGCCACTGGTCCTGCTCTTCATCCTCGGGGTCGTCCCAGCGGTAGCGTGACATCTCCAGGAACATCATCGCCGGCACCTTCTGAGCCGCCAGGCGGCTGCTCACGCGCCGCGCCGTGTCGATCTTCCGCTTCAGGCCGACGAGAGTCTTGTCGGTCCAATGCGTTCCCTGCGTGTCGCGCGCGTAGAACTCTCCCGTCTGGGGATCCAGGCGGATTTCGAGTCCGGCGTGCGTGCCGACGATCGGGTTGGTCTCCTTCATAGCGCAGCCTCCTCGGTGGGGCCTGGCTCGGCATCGGGCAGGCCCTCGTTAATGGCGCCGGTGGTGAGGTTGACCCAGCCGCAGAACCAGTAGCGCCAGTTGATGGTGGTGGGCGTGTCGGGCATCCGCCGCGGTGCCGCGTGGAAGGTGACGTCGGGCCCGATGGCCAGGAACTGCAGGTGCCCGAGCTCCGGGTGCCCCAGATCGACGTTCTGGTACGCGGCCCAGCGGGTGGTGGGCTTCTCGGCCGTGAGCGCGCGCATCTTGGCGAGCGCCTCGGGATCCGGCCGGTCGGTGTCCAGGATGGGGCGGCTCACAGGTTCCTCACCAGGACTTCGTTGCGGAAGGCCCGCAGCAACCGCCTGCGGTACGGTTCGCCGGCCACGCACATCGTGGCGGCCTCGAAGCGGGCAGCGAGCCACCAGCGGAGCTCAATGCCGTTCCACTCCTTCGGAAACTTCCCCGCCTTCGCCAGGGCGACCCCGTCTTTCAGGATCGAGCCGGTGAGCTCGCGCAGGAAGCGCGCCTGCTCACGGCGGGTCACTGCTCGTCGTCGAAGGCGAGCGTCGGACTCTCGGCGCCGCCCTCGTCCTCGTACGTGACGCCCTGACCGACGAGGTCGTCGAGCTTCGTCACGCCGCGGGCATCGACCAGGTGCTGGAACATCCGGTGGTCGAAGTGCACGATCGTGAACGGGCGCTTCCCGGGTTCGACCTTGTCGGCCGTCACCCACACGGAGACGATGGTTCCGTGATTCTCGACACTGGTGATGGTGCCGTGCATCAGATCCCCCGCTGTGCGGCGAAGCGCCGCGTGGCAGCCCGTCCCGCTCGCTCGATCTTGGCGATGAGCTGGGCTTCGGTGCCCTCGAAGAGGGTGATGAGTGCCCCGCTCCCGTTGTAGGGGCGGGCGATAACCGAGACGGTGCGCCGCTCGTCCTTCTCGCCGGCGCGCTGCAGGTGCATCTCCACCTCGACCTGCACGCGCCAGGTGTTGGCGCGCACCGTGATGCCGCTCGCCTTCGAGCCCAGGCGCGAGGCTGGACCCCGGCAGCCGTAGATCTCGCCGCGGAACTCAGCCACGGGCCACCTCCTGCTTCGTCCAGAGCGTGGCATCCGCTGCGAACTGCCAGAGGATGCGCGTCACCACGAACTGCTGGTCCGGGTGGTCCCAGACGTAGTCCCGGAAGCGGTGGAAGAGCTCGTCGCCCGTCTCGCCGCTGTAGTCGCGGCTGGCGCTGAAGGTGTCGAAGTCACCCTCGCCGTCCTTGCCCTCGACCTTCGTGTAGCCCGCCTCCTCCAGTGCCTTCTCGACCACCCGCTCATCGAGCGCGTGGCGGAACTGGTCCCAGGTCAGCCGCCCCTGCACCGGCCAGCCGGGGATGACGTCGTTTTTCCGGCCCTTCGCCAGGGCCTTTGGCAGCGCCGCGGCGTAGCAGGCGTTGCAGAGGACGCCGTCGTCGAGGGACTGGTACTGCATCACGCCCCAGGTCAGCGGCTCGCTGAAGACGTACTTCCCGCAGCCGTCGCAGAGCCGGTACTGCTCGTCGAGGCTCTCGTTGGTGAGGAGCTCCCCGTCGATGAAGTTGAGCGTCTCGCCCTTCGTGATGAGGGCCTCGACCTCGGCTTGGCCCTCCGCGTTGAAGTGCTCCCTGGCCCAGGCGCGCGCCTCTTCGGGCGTGGCGCAGGTCGCCTGGTACGTGACGTTCAGCCCAGCCAGGGCCTGTGGTGCGAACATCGTTAGTGCTCCTTCACGTCGGAGGTGAGCATCCGCTCGACCCACTTCATCGCGGACGCGCGCAGCTTGTAGCTCATCGAGGTGCGGCTGTCGTCCAGCACGCCGAACCAGCCGAAGCGCCCGCGGATAACGGCGGCCCCGCGGTCGTCCTTCCAGATACGGGGCTGGATCTTGCGCCAGGGGGAAGTCATAGCCGCCGTGTCTCGTGGGCGATCATCCGGTCCAGCGCGAGCAGTGCCGCGGCCGGCGCATCGGGGAGGTTGGCGAGGACGGCAGCCAGCCGCATCCCCCGCTTGGGCTGGTGCTTCGGGCAGCGCCACTCGGTGCGCCGCGGCTGCCGCTTGTACGGCGGGATGACCCACCGCTCAACGGGGGTCTTCCCGCAGCGGACGGTCTTCCCGTGCTTCGAGCCCACGGGGCACTCGCAGCGGGCGGGGTTCACGACTGCCTCCCTTCGGTGGTGAGGAGTCCACGGGTGACCCGGCGCCGCCTGGTCGGCAGCTTCCGCATCAGGAGCGCGCGAGTGTAGAGGGCGCCCCACGGGATCGAGACGTCGGCCGGCCCGCCGCGGCGGCAGCGCAGCGGGCGGAGGATGAGGATGTCGGACCGCACCTCGGCCACGTAGTCCTGGCCCCGGGTGTCGGTGACAATCCGGCGGACGATGCTCTTCGCGGCGCGGGTCACTGGCCCCTCGCATGATAGCAGTTCGAGAGGTGCGCGATCGGCGCGTTGGGGCAGTCGCAGTTGGGCCCCTCGACGTCGCCGTCGGCGTAGTGGGTGTTGCCGTGCGCGTCGACACGGACGATCTCGCGATCGCCAGGCATCTGCTGGACCCAGGTCTGGCGCGCGTAGTCGAAGTACCAGGATCCGCCAACCATCAAAACGCCCCCTTCCGCGTGGCGCGCTGCGCGAGCTCGCGCCGGATTTCGTTGATGACTTCCTGCCGGAAGAAGTTGTCGCCGACATTCGGGTCGGCCTCGAGATCCTCGAGATAGACGAGCCGCACCACGAGGGCCGGGGTCCGCCATTCGGTGAAGCGGTCGGTCTCGCCCGTGCGCGTGCTCATCAGAACGCCCCTTCCCGGCACGCGCAGGCATCGCGGTGCGCCACGGGGTTCATGCGGGAGCCGATGTTCTGGTCCCCGGTGGGCTCGAAGGTCCGCTCGAAGCCCTCGGACCCATCGTAGCGGGCCACGCGGCTGATGATCACCGCGTCGGGCGTGATCGCGAGCAGCGCCCGGAAGAAGTCCCGGTGCCCGTGCCAGCACACCGCAGCGATCCGCTGGTGGTTGCCGTGCACCGCGCACCGGCGCTGGGTGCAGCCCTCGGCGGGCCGCAGGGTGAGGCCGTGGGCGACCCCGCGGCGATTCTGCGTGCTCGGGTCGTACGGGATGCCGCCGCAGCCGCGGGTGTAGGGTCGGAAGCCGAAGCGCACGCGGACCTTCGTCACGAGTGCGGCTGCCTCGACGGCCTCTTCAGTGGTGTTCCGGATGATCATTCCCCCTCCAGGGTGATCGGTGAACTACGACTTCAGGCTGAGTGCCATCGGGCGCTTGCCGAACGCGAACTTCGGATCGTCCTTCGACGGGATGACCGTGACACGCAGGGAGACGCGCTCGCCCCGCAGCGGCTTCTCGCCGAGGAGGGCGTCTGGGCAGGTGACCCAGAGCTTCCAGCCGGCGTCCGTCTGCACCAACATCTTGATGGGCCCGCAGTGACCGCGGACGTAGCCGTCCATCGCCTTCGTGGAGAGCACCAGGCCGGTGACGTCTACGCGGCCCGTTGGCGCGGGCGCGGCGGCCTCGTGCTCAGCCTCGCGCTGCGCCGCCCGCTCGGCCCGGGTGTCGATCTTCGTGAGCAGGGTCCCCAGGTACGCCATCTGCCGGTCGCTGATGTCGCCGTAGGTGACGAGCCTGCCGACGATGTCGCGCACAGTGCGCTCTTCGTACTCCTCCGCCTGGTCCTGCTCCGGCAGCGGGGCGGTGTAGAGATCCCAGCAGCGGGAGAGGCCGGCATCGGCGAGCAGTGCCTGGGCCTTCGCCTTGCCGGCGAGGTGGGCGCGGGCGTCGGTGACGAAGCGGCGCAGGCGTTGCACCTCCTCGGCATCGTAGGCGAGGCTGTCCACCTGCTCGGCGCAGTCCTGGCCCATCCGCACGTACGTGTTCGTGGGACGGTGGTAGAAGAGAATCGTGTAGGTCGCCTGGACGTTGCCGCAGACCATACAGTTGCCACCGTGCTCGTGCCGGCTGTAGGTGCCGCCGGTCCGCGCCATATGCTCCTGGATCTTCTCGCGGAACGCCTTCAGCATCAGCGCATCGCCCAGCCCCTCGATGCGGAGGCACTCCGGCGCGACGTACTCGTAGTCGCTCGGGACGATCGCGCTGGGGCGGTGTGGGTCGGTGCGAGTCATCAGACCTTCTGGTTCGGTTCGCCGATGGAGGTGCTGATCTGCCGCGGCCGGTCCTGCTTGCCGGCGTATTTCCTCGCGTACCGCTTGCCCTGGTCGAGGAGGCTCTTCCGCGCCGCCTTGAGTGCCCCATCGACCGACTCGAAGAACCGCGCCGAATGGATCGCGGCGAAGTGCTGGCCGTCCCGACGCGCGTGAATGCGGAGTTCGAAGCGCTTGCCATCGAACGGCACTCCGGACTCCCTCGCCCAGCGACTGGTCTCCTCCGGGCGGAACTCCCAGATGACCGCGTAGCCCGTCACCTTCCGGCCCTTCTCATCCACCAGGTGGTGGTCGGCCTCGAGCTGCCACCACCGGCGCTCGTGCGCGCCGATTCCCGACCGGGCCTTCTCGTCGATCGTGGTCTGCATCGGATCCTCCGCGTAAGGTTGGTGCCACCACACGCACACATATTACCGGAACGACTTAGGAATGTCAAGCCCCCCTGCCAAGGTCAGGCTTGACAACAACATACGCGCACCCACATATTGACGGTATGGACGAGCACCCTGCTGGCCGAGACAGCCTCGAGATCCTCGAGAAGCCGAAGTTTGTGTCGCTGATGGAGGCCGCCTTCTTCCTCGGCGTGCCGTACGACACCGCGCGCCGGCTGCTCCTGACGCACAAGCTCGAGGGCTGCCGGCTGGGCAAGCACTGGCTGGTGGATCGTGCCAGCCTCACCCGGTACCAGGAGACGATGAAGCCGTGACCGACGAGACGGAAGGACCGCAGCCGCCGACTGGCACCAGCACGCTGATACTCGGCCGGAAGATGACGCGCCGGGATGTGGAGCGCGCGAAGCTCGAGCGCGACCTGTCGGAGTTCCTCCAGCAGGCGCTGCGGGACGCCGTCGTGCGGGCCCAGCCGATCCCGCCCTGGCCCACCGGCATCGAGGTCCCGAACTGGTTCGAGGAGCAGCTCGCCCGCGGCGTGTCGGTGCGCGTGACGATCGGGCTGTAGGTGGCGCCGATCCCACAGAAGGACCTGATCACGAAGCTGGCCGGCTACCTGGCCGTACGGGAGGCGGTGGGCGAGACCGGGAGGCTACTCACGCCGAAACAGCTCCCGCGATCGGTGGGGGCGTGGGAGGATCGGCTGCGGTGTGCGCTGCAGGCAACCGACCTCACGCTGGTTCCACCGCCAGGCCGTGGCAGTGGACAGCAGGTCCGGCAGGCAGAGCGCGACCAGGTGGAACTGAGCCGCCGGTGGGAAGTGGTGCGGGCCGCGATGGATCAGCCGCACCCCACGCCGGCGCTGAAGGCGGCGCTCGAGCCGTACATCGCGACGGTCCTGTCCGCGTGACGACCGGCTCTTGCAACCTGGGACAAGGAGTCCCATATTCGCCCTCGTGGACAGACGATGGTTCTTCTCCTCCGGTGCCCGCGCTGCGGTTGGACGCCCGACCGCGATGCGCCCGAACCGCTGTGCCTGATCTGTGGGCACAGCCTCGTGGTGAAGCCGCAGGCGTCGGCGAAGCCGAAGACGGAGCAGGCGTACCCGTTCGTCGGCCACGTGAGGGTTCTGAAGACCGCGTAGGCCCCGTGGCTCAACCCACCGAACCACGGGGCCGCGCTGCGTCGGGCGTCGTCTTCCAGTGGCAGGACGGCCCGCCATGCCCGATGCAGTTCACGATGATCACGGAGTTCTCGGTGCACCGGAGCCTCGTGCCGCCGGAGGCGATGGGCCTGTGAGAACGGCGCTACGCGAGGTACTCGCGGCGTTCGCGGGCGGCGGGATGCTCGCCTTCGGGGCGCTCCTCGGCCTCGCACTGTCTCTCTGGATGCGTCACGAGACGGCGACTCCAGGGTATGTGCTGGGCATCGCGGTCGTGTGGCTCATCCTGGTTCTCCTCGCACGGAGGGTGCGCTTGTGAAGTGCGAGACCCTGGATGCGATACCGCCCTTCCGGTGCGTCACGGACCCGTCCCTCGAGCCGGGGACCGTGGTTTTCGGACCCGACCTCGCGACCCTCAGGGCAGCGAGTCGCGGCGATCTCGAGGCGGCGCGGAGGTGCGGGATGGTCACGGACGCCAGCGGAGCCACGCCCGCGATGCTCCCGCTCGAGCGTGCGATGCGGAACATCCTCCGTCCGGAAAGCACCCCGGTGTCCATCCGGGAGGTAGGAGATACGCGGTACGCGCCGTGGGGCGTGCGGGCCTTCATCCTCCGTGACCACCTCGAGAACGAGCTCCGCACGATGGCGGCGCACTACGGACTCGCGCGCTGCGCACTGGAGCCGAAGCATCCACCGGCTGGCGATGCCCTGATCGTCGGGGTGACGGTGTGACCACCCCACCGGAGCACGTCCCCTTCGAGGGGGAATGCGGCCGCTGCCACAAGCACGTGCTGGACGGCGAGGTGTGCTGGTACTGTGGCGGCTGTCTGTGCTACGACTGCTGGCATATCTGGGGACACTGCGGCCATCCGGAGGCCGAGGAGATCAACGAACAGGGGCGCACGATGGGACTGAGGGTGGACCGATTCGTAACGCAGGTGCCAGACACGCCCGAGGTACGGGCGGCACTGGGGGTGCAACCGTGATGGAGACCCAGCCCTACGGGTTCTCGGAGATGGAGCGGATAATCCCCGCCCAGCGGGCGGTGAACCGTGCCTGCCGTGAGGTGCTCGCTGCGCGCCTGGACGTACGGCGGGTGTCCTTCGCCGCCCGCCTACTGGCGCACCTGCGCTGGTTCGCGGCCTGGCTGACTACCGGGACCTGTGGGGCCTCCGGAGAGGTCAACGGCTCCCTGTTGGTCTGCGACCGGGCGCGCTACCACCCCGGCGACCACGCGGAGCGGGTGAGCTTCCAGGTCGGCGGGTCCTGGCGGACGGAGCCAGGGCTGCGGCACGTTCCCGTGGTGGTCCTCCACCCCCGGCGGTCAGGCGACATCGACCTCGCCCACGCGGCAGACGAGGTGCTTCACTTCGAGTTGTACGAACAGTCTGCCCTCCACGCCCGCGTCGGCCGCGCCTACCCGCGCCCGACCCCCGGGAGTTCGTAAGGTGAGGCGTATCAGCGCGCCTGGCCCGGGGAGGGACCTGGAGGGGTTCGAGGCGGCGATGCGTACCGCTGGCCTTTTCAAGTCCGGGGTGGTCACGGAAGTCACGGTGGAACATGACCGCGGGTGTCCCTGCCCGAAAGGTGCCTCAAGCGAGTCCTGTACGTGTCGGCGTGTGACGGTAGTCGAGCGACGATCACTGCCTGAGATGTGAGGGGTAGCATGGCCAAGACGAAGCGCCCCACCGGCCGCCGCAAGGCGCCCGCCGGCGCGAAGAAGAAGGCCCCACCCAAGCCGCGGGTCCGTCGGACCGATGATGTTGCACGTGCAACACCCCTGGCCCAGCTCACGGGCAAGCGGCGTACGTTCGCGCAGGAGTACGTCCTCGACCACAACGCCACGAAGGCCGCGGAGCGGGCCGGGTACAGCGCCAAGACGGCAGCGCAGCAAGGCTACCGATTGTTGAGAAATGTTCATGTGGCTGCCGCCGTGGCGTGGCTCGAGGAACGCATCGCGGAGAAGAACCTCGTTACAGCGGATCGGGTCCTCCGTGAGCTGTTGATCCTCCTCGACAGCGACGTCCGGCACTTCCTCGTGGACAACGACGGTCAGCTTCAGCTCGCCGCCGGCGCGCCGGACACCGCGTGGCGTGCGGTCTCGAGCGTGAAGCACAAGACCACCACCTACGGCAACGGCGAGCGCGAGACCACAGTGCACGAGGTGGAGTTCCGGCTGTGGGATAAGCCGGCCGCGGCGCGGATGTTGGGCGAGCACCTGGGCCTCTTCCCCCACAAGATCGACCTGTCGGACGTCACGAAGCTGACGGACGAGGAGCTCGCCGCCCGGCGCAAGGCGCTTGGGCTGAAGTGACCACCCCGCCGGCGCGGCTGGAGCGGTATGCGCTGGAGCTGGAGACCGAGTACCGGCGCCGGCTCCGCGCCCCGGTGTCCGAGCGTCAGGTGCTGACGTTCCGGCAGTTCATCTGCAGGGTCCACCCTCGGTTCATCTGGTACACGCACTGCGAGCGCCTGGTGGCCGTGCTGCAGCGCGTGGCCGACGGCGAGATCAAGCGCCTGATCGTGATGGCGCCGCCGCGGCACTCGAAGTCCGAAACCGTCACGCGGCTCTTCAGCGCCTACCTGGTCTACCGCTTCCCCGAGCGCTGGGTCGGGCTCGCGGCGTACGGAGCGCAGCTCGCCTACACGTTCTCGCGGGCCGCGCGGGCCTTCGCGCGCGCCGCGGGTATGGAGTTCCAGGGCGATGCCGAGGCGGTCGAGCAGTGGGAGACCACGAAGGGTGGCGGCCTGTGGGCGGCCGGCGTGGGCGGGCCGGCGACGGGCAAGGGCTTCCACTGCGGGATCTTGGATGACCCCCTGAAGAACGCCGAGGAGGCTGCCAGCGCCACGATCGCCAACCGGAACCAGGAGTGGTGGGAGTCCACGTGGTACACCCGCCAGGAGCCGGATGCGGCACTCGTCGTCATCCTGACGCGCTGGCCAGGGCCCGCGGATCTCATCGGCTGGCTCTTCGAGCAGGAAGCGGCGGACGAGCACCCGGAGCACTGGCACATCATCGCCTTCGAGGCAGAGAAGTCCGAGGAGCCCTACCCCATCCCGGCGACCTGCACGCTCGAGCCGGACTGGCGGCAGCCGGGCGAGGCCCTGTGTCCGGAACGCTACCCGCTCGAGAAGCTCCACAAGCTGGCGAAGCGCATTGGCTCGTACTTCTGGAACGCCCTGTACCAGCAGCGGCCTGGCCCCCGCGAGGGCGGGCTCTTCAAGTACGACTACTGGAAGCTCCTCGAGGCGGTGCCGGCCGTGGGCCGGATGGTGCGCTACTGGGACACGGCGGGCACCGACAAGAAGGTCGGCAACGACCCCGACTACACGGCTGGCGGCCTGCTCTGCAGGATGGAGGATCTCTGCACAGCGATCGTGGACGTGGTGCGGTTCCGTTACTCGCCGGCCCGCCGCGATGCGAGGATCCTCGAGGTGGCGCGCGCCGACCTGGAAGCCTATCGTGGTCGCGTGACGTGGTGGTTCGAGACGGAGGTGGGCGTCCAAGGTGAGGAGCGCACGAAGGCGATCGTGAAGCGGTGTCAGAACCTCGGCCTGACCGTGCACGCGGAACACCCGACCGGGAGCAAGCGCGGCCGCGCTGAGCCGTTCGCCGCCGCGGCGGAGGCCGGCAACGTCTATCTCTGCCCCGGCGAGTGGCGCGATGGGTTCCGCGCGCGGGCGGCGGACTTCACCGGCGCCGAGGGCGGCGAAGACGACGAGCTCGACGCGGTCGACGGCGCGTACGCCAAGCTCAACGATGACGAGAGCGCCTTCGGTCCGCCGAAGCCGGCGTCGGAGCGGAAGAAGGTCCGGCCCCTGTTCGCGAGGGCCACGCCATGACCACGCCGTGGACCCACGATGCCCTGGCCGCTGATCTGATGGATGCCCGCCACCTCGCGGGCGAGATCGCGATGGAGCGGCTCGCGATGAGCGGGGGTCAGCTCGACGTGGCGGCGATGCGGCTGAGCTGGTCTCACCCGCTGCCCACGGGCTACGAGGTGAAGATCAGTCGGGCCGACTTCCTGAGCGACATCCGCAGCGAGAAGTGGCGCAACTACCTGGGGTGGGTCGAGCGCCTATTCTTCGCCGTGCCGAAGGGGATGGTCGAGCGCGACGAAGTGCCGAAGCAGTGCGGGCTGCTCTGGCGCGGTGCCCATAGGTGGACGACGCGGCAGCGCGCGCCGTGGTTGCCGGTGGAGCCGGACGCCCTGCGGCGGTTCTGCCAGGCGCTGCTGTTCCGGCACTACGCTGCGGCGTGGGATGGCAGCCAGCGTGCGCACCAGAAGGTGATGGACGCCGCGCGGGACGCCATCCACGGGCCCTGTAAGAACTGCGGCCATCGCTTCACCGGCCACTACGGGTACGGCTGCGCCGGGGACTCGACGGAGCGGTATCTGGTGCCGTGCCGGTGTAAGCACTTTCAGGCGGCGGCGTGAGCGACCCAGTCAAGATCCCCCCGAAGGACTTCGCTTCGACGGCGCATGAGGTGACGCTCGTGCACTTCGGTGCCGACGTGCTCGTGACCATCCGCGGCATCGACCTTGAACTAGACAGCCAGAAGGCCGTTCTCACTGCGTTCCTGCACCTCTGTGCGGTCATCCGGGATGGGGGCCAGAACCCCATGCTCGTGGCGCTCGCGGCGCTGCAGGTGCCCCTCGAAGACGAGCCTCCCTCGTGAGCACCACCCTCCGCGTCATCGATCCCTTCGTGGTCGGCCTGCAGCTCGGGCGGGTGCAGTCGCCGGCGGCGCTCGCGATCATCGAGCGGACGCCGGGCGCGCTCGAGGCATCGCCCGTCACCCACGAGCTGGGGCACCTGCAGCGCTGGCCCGTGGGGACACCCTATCCGAGGATCATCCACGAGTTGACCGAGATCCTGCGTACGCCGCTGCCGATCCTGCAGGCCAATCGGGACGCGCTGGGCAACGTGCTGCCGCGGGACCTGGGCGGCCAGACGGCGGCCTTGGTGGTGAACGCCACGGGCGTGGGACGGGCCGCGCTCGAGCTTCTGAGGGACGAGGCACCGGACGTCCGCCGGGTGGCGACCTGGGTCACGACCGGCGACCAGGCGCTCGAGGAGACCGAGGGCTGGCGAGTGCCGCAGCGCGACCTCGTCGCCGCGGTCCAGGTGCTCGAGCAGCAGAACCGCCTGGAGATGGCGGAGGACCTGGCTGACTACCCGGAGCTCCGCCAGCAGATGGACGCCTTCAAGGTGGTGCCGGGCGTGGCGGGCCGGGATCGCTACGACCCGACTGCGGGCGATGACCTGGTGGTGGCCCTGGCGCTGGCCTGCTGGTGGGGTGAGCTCGTGAGTCCCGGGCGGGTGGAGCTGATCCCCGGCGAGTTCTCGGCGTTCAGCAAGGAGGCGCTGGACTACGAGCGGGAGAAGCGGCGGGTGAAGGGGTGGCCGGTGGACGCCTCGGGCCCGATGGCGGACGGCGTCTGATGGGCCAGCGCCAGCGGCGGCACCGCGCCGGCGTGGCGCTTAGTTCCCTCCCCGTGGGGGCTATCTTCTACCCTCCGCGGATGACGCAACGGCTCATTGAGCGCTGGCGGGTGTGGGGTCCGGGGCACCACGGCGGCGTCTTCGTGCAGGAGCGCGTGCTGCATCGGGACGGGGGCCGGTGCCGCTACGCCTGGGGGCCGGCGGTGGAGTGGTCAGGTGGGGTGCTGGTCGAACCCGTGGGGCGGAAGCGAAAGACCCGATGAACCCCTCGACGGATCTCACGATCGTGACGACCGTCACGAGCGGCTACGCGAAGTTCCTGCCGGAGTGGGCGGCCAGCCTCGCGGCGCTGAAGTCGCCGGCGGCGGTCGGCATCATTCTGGGCAACGGCCTGGGCAAGAGGGGCCGGGACATCTGTGCGGCGGTGGAGAACCCCAAGGGGGCGACACCCCTGTACTACACCGATGCCGCCTTCATGCCCTGTGGGCAGGCGCGCAACCTCGCAGTGGGATCCTCGGCGACTCGCTGGGTGATGCACCTCGACGCCGACGATACGCTCCTGCCCGATGCCCTCGAGACCATCGCCGCGGTGGGCGACGACGCCGACGTCATCCAGCTCGGGTACGAGCACTGGTGGCCCGGCAACCCCCACGGCTACCCGCGGAAGCGGCTGTACGAGGCGTGCACGGGCCTCGAGGCGCTGGATGCGAAGGCGATCGCCTCGGGCTGCTCACCGTTCCGGAAGAGTCTGTGGGAGCAGTGGCGCTACCCGGAGCAGCTCGAGGCGAGCTGGGACTACGGCCTCTGGCTGGGCTTCGCGCACCTCGGTGCGCGGTTCCGGCCGACGAAGCGTCCTGTGTTCAAGTACCGGCAGTGGGGCGGGTCGCACTGGCGGAGGGTGGGGCAGCACCGACACGAGAACCTCCTCGCGCTGCGGCGGTGCCTCGAGGCTGATTTCGCCGGCGCGCAGCAGGTGAACCTTCTCCTCGGAGCGATCTCGTGAGCACTGTGCAACGACGGCGCGCCCACGCCCCAGAGGACGGGTACGACTTCGGCAACAAGCGCCAGTACCGACGGACCATCTGGAATGGCTTCGCGCAGCTGGGGACAGATGGACACGCGCTCCTCATGCCAGCCCTGGAAGGTGATGAGATCGACGAGGCGTTGCGTCACGGGTTCCGCGAGGACCACCTCCACGTCGTGGACCACAACCCCGCAGTGGTGGCAACCCTCAAGCGGCGCTACCCTCGCATCCATACCTACGGCGTGGACGTCGTGCGCGCCTGTCGTCGCATAGCGAAGAAGGGGATAGACCTCGTCGCCGCCAACTTCGACTTCTGTGGCCCCGTCTCCCCTGCGCTCTTTCAACGGGTCCAGCGCGTGGCAGCGATGCACTGTTGGGCTCCCCGGTCACGCCTCGCCGTGACGGTCCTGCGGGGTCGCGAACATGGGACGGCTCGTACGTGGCTCAGGCGGCGCCTGTTCCTCCAGACGGGACATAACTTCTGGCGCGGATCTGAAGTACGGGCGCTGGCATACGGGAGACCTTCCATCGCGGATCGTGCTCGCATCGGCGCGGTCGGTGAGGCGTTGATGGATTGGGGCTTCGCCTATGATCCTATGAAGATGACGGTTTGGCTGAGTCGAATCGGGACGTACCGTAGTATCGCGGGCAACCAGACGATGCTCTGGATGATGTTCGAGAACGTGCGTGAGGGTGATGGACTCGGTGGCCCTGATGAGGAGGTGCGGTGAAGCAGATCCTCGTCCAACTCCACGACGGCGACACCGTCGTGCCGAAGATGGATGGCTACGTCCTCGAGTGTTGCGGGTGCGGCCGGCGGCATAAGCTGGTGTTCCACGTGACGCGAGCGGGCCGGGCGAACCACGTGGCGTTCACGATCACGCGGCTGCGGAGGAAGCGATGAGCGTCCTGCGCGACATCCTGCATGGCATCAAGCTCCTGTACTGGGACTATCCGCGCGACTTCATCCGCATCCTGAGGGGCCGGTGAAGCACCTCCTGTTTGTGCTGGCACTGGCCGCGTGCGCCGCGGCACCGACCGCGCCGGCGCACCGGGCCTGCGACTCGTGCCTGGTGCAGGATCGCCTGGCGGCCGATGCGAGCCTGGCCCTCCCCGACAGCCTGACCACCGTCGTAGTGAAGACCTACGATGGCGCGAACCAGGTCGTGCACCCCGATGCGATCGCGTTCCCGGTGCCGCTCCACGGCTGGCGCTACGGCCTCCTGGCGATGCCCTACCCGCCGCGGGAGGGCCGGGACCAGGTCGAGCGGCCCTCGCTCTGGGTGAGTAACAACCGGCGGTACTGGACGACGGTCACGGACAGCACGAAGAATCCCATCGCTGCCGCTGTGCGCGGTCATATCTTGTCCGACAATTCCATCTTGTACGACACGGCGTTGGGCGGGTTGCGGATCTACTACCGCGAGAACGTGCCCAACACCCCGGACCACGTCCTCACGAAGACCTCGCCGGATGGGGGGCTGACGTGGAGTGCGGCCCGTGAGGTCCTCGCACCGGGCCCCAATGACGGCTTCCACGAGTTCGCCTATCTCTCGCCGACCGAGGTCTACCACCGGATGTGGTACGTCTCGGCGCAGGACGGCTGCTATTCGACGGCTTCTCTGCTCCACGAGCGGTCCTCGGTCGATGGCGAGCACTGGGGTGCGGAGACCACGGACAGTCTCGTGCAGCCGGGCTACGTGCCCTGGCACATCAACATCGTCTACGATGCGGCCAGCAGGCAGTACCTTGGCCTCCTCGCCGCTTTCCATCCCGCCGATGGCTGCGCGGCCACGGACCTGTTCCTGATCACGAGCGTGGATGGCACGCACTGGATGACGTATCCTCAGCCCCTGATGCGTGCGGCGTACGAGTCGACGTTCGTTGACCACGACGCGCAGGGGGCGACGATCCTGTTCTCGCGCATCGGGCCGGCGAACGGGGTGTTCACGCTGGCCATCCAGCACTACGCCTGGGCGGACCTGTACCAGAGGGTGACCCAATGACGATCCCGGGACAGATCGGGACGTGGACCAGCCCGAGCGGCGAGGTGGTGCCGATCGTGGAGCCGGCGATCAACACGCACGTGACCTGGGATGTCACGGCGGTGCTCGACGGCGTGATCCTGCCGATGAACGTGGCGTACGCCAGCCTCCTGGCGCAGCGCGACTACTGGCGGCGCAAGGCGGACGAGGCGCGCACGGCGCTCGCCGACCAGAAGTCGGGCGGCCTGTGAACGGGAAGGGCTCGGCGCGGCGGCCCGCGGCCTTCGTGCCGCGGTGCGGGACGGTGCGGCACGTCTTCCTCGCCGGCTACGACCGCTGCGTCTGCGGCGAGCGCAAGCTCTCGGTGCCGCTGTACCGCGGCACGCTTCACCCGGTGGAGATTCCCTCGGAGTTCTATGAGGAGATTCTCCCCCTTGAGGCTCGGAGGAGGCGGTGAGCGTTCACGTTTTCTACACGCCGCACCCGGACGACGAGACGCTCGGGATGGCCGGCGCGATTGCGCGGGCCAAGCGCGAGGGCCACCGCGTGGTGCTCGTGCTCCTGACGGACTCCATGCCGAGCAAGCGGTTGCAGCGGATCTTCCGGGGTGAGCTCCTCTGCCCGATCCACAACCGCTTCCACGTCTCGCCGGTGGACCTCGGGAAGGCGAGGATGGCGGAGTTCCGGGCGGCCGCGCGCAAGCTAGGGGTGGACGAGGTGAGCGAGGTCCACATCCCCGAGCAGATCATCAGTGAGGACCGGGGTGGCTTCCTCGACAGCATCGTGGCGACTGTGCGGGGCTACGAGGCGCGCTACCCCGGCGCGGTGCACCACTTGGTGAGCGGCGACCGCGACATCGCGATGCCGAACCTCCAAGAGACACACCGCACGCACCGGCTCTGCTGGGAGGCGGGACTGCAGCTCGCCGGCGAGGGGCTGCAGGTGCTGTTCCACCGTGTCTACGTCTACCGCCTGCCGCTGAAGTCGCGCTTTGAGGGAGTGCCGTGGTCTACGGCACCGCGGGTCGAGGTACTGGACGATGAGCTGATGAGCGTGAAGCGGGCGGCGCTGGGGGCGTACCAAGTCTGGGATCCCCCGCGGGATCGCATCGCCTTCGCCTACCACTCGGTGCCGGATCTCTTCGAGGGAGCCGGCAGCGACCCGCACGAGTACGTGGACCTGCCGTGAGTGGGTCAGCCGCGGCGCGCGAGCACCTTGAGGTGGGTCACGTGCGTCTTGTGGCGCAGGTGGAACTGGTGCATCAGTTGGCGGCCGAACTCCTGCATCGCGCGGAGTATCACCACCTGCTGGTGCGCGAGGTGCTTGACGTGGGCAACGTGGTCGGTATGCGCGGACATCGGAACCTCCCTTTAGTGGCGCCTGGCGAGCACCCGCTTGTGGCGCAAGTGGATGAGGTGCTGGTAGTGGTAGATGATGTGGCGCACCATGATGTCGTACTGGCGCGCCAAGTACGCGACGTGGTTCAGGTGCTTGACGTGGTCGGTATGCGCGGACACGGGGCCCTCTCTCGGGATGAACAGTGAAAGGCGCGGTACTATGATGATGCGCGATGCACGCACGAGCAAGACGCCGTGAGCGTCTACGTCGATCACGTGCGGAACTGGGGCTGGAGGCTGGGGCCGAACGCGCACCTGTTCGCGGACTCTCTCGAGGAGCTGCACGCCTTCGCCCGCACACTGGGACTGCGGAGCGACTGGTTCCAGAACCGACCGGACTTCCCGCACTATGACTTGACGGGGAGGCGGCACGCTGCGGCGCTCCGTCATGGAGCCACGCTGGTCAGCAACCAGTTCGTGTTCGAGCGCCTGCAGGTCAACCGTGCAGCGCGAGAGGCAACGCCGTGAAGGTCTCGATCCTCCTCCCGGCCCATGAGCGGCCGGCGCTGCTGATGCAGGCGATCGCCAGTGCCAGCGCGCAGGAGTTCCTGGCTGACGAGTACGAGATCGTCGTCGTCCACGACGGCCTCGATGCCGACTGGCTGCCGGTCTCGGACTGGGGGCCTCCCGTGCTGCGCGTCCACGCGATCCCGCACAAGAGCCTCGGCGCCGCCATCAACGCCGCGGCAAACCTGGCGCGTGGCGACTACCTGACGGTCCTGCCGGACGACGACCTAATCCGGCCGCACAAGCTGCGCGTTCTGATGGCGGCGCTCGAGGCGCACCCCGAAGCAGATGGTGTGTACGCCCGGCCCCAGTACATCAACGGGGACGGCGAGCCGATCGAGACGCCCGCCCGGCTCCGCGAGTGGCTGCTCGAGCATCCAGTTGTCACGCCGGCGAGCTTCGCCAGGGACGGGTTGATGGTCCACGGGGTCGCGACAATGTACCGGCGCGCGGCGTGGCTCAGCACGGGCCCGTGGGATGAGACCCTGCCGACCGCAGAGGAGTGGGAGTGGCACGTGCGGTTCTTCTACACGGGACACACGCTGGTCGCGGTGGACGCCGTGACGGACTACTACCGGGTGCACGACGCGCAGAAGAGCCGGCGGAAGGCCCGCGGCCAACGCACGCGGCGGGAGGTCCTCGCCGGGATCCGCCGGCGCTATAGCCCCTGGCCCGAGCAGTACCGATGAATCAGCTTGTGTACCGCGACGAGAACCTCGAGCTCTGGCACGGCCATGCGGCCGATTACGAGGGGCGGCGGCCAGACCTCATCTTCACGAATCCCCAGGCGTGGCTGCCGAAGACCTTCTCGGGTGTGCCGATGCTGCTGCACCAGCGACTGTGCCGCAAGAGGGCTTTGGCGCGCTGGGCGCACGTCCACGAGCGCGACCTCCATCTCATCAGCCTGTGGAACAATGGGCGTGAGGCGTTCTGGACCGTGAACATCGAGGTGCCGTGCTGGGTGGAGCTCGGCCGGTATGTCCCGGACCCGCCCGGCCGGTGGCCACTGGGCCTCGCGGACAGCCTGCTGGAGGTCTACGGTACGGTGGGTGGCTTACTCTGGGACGGGTTCATGGGCCGTGGCACGGGAGCCAAGGCGGCACTCGGCGCGGGGATGTACTACGTGGGCATCGAGTGCCGGTCGGAAGCCATCGAACTGGCACGGGCCTATCTCCACCTCGCTCCGGCGGGCGTGTGAAGCCGCCACCGAGTCCGTGGGAGGACCGGCACCCCGAGGGGCTGGTCCTTCGGCCTTGGCGGCCGGCGCCAGAGCCCCGGACGCTCGTCTCCTGCACCATCCTGCGCTCGCGGGACGTCCCGCTCTGGCTCGAGCGGGCGCCGAGCTGGCGACCGGGGGTGGACCGCTCGATCGTGGTCCTGGGGTCGTGGAGCGAGAAGGAGCCCTCTGCGGTAATCGAAGGTGCCTCGAAGCAGCTCACCGCGCTGGGCGTGAAGGTGATCCTGCCTCCCGCCGGAGGCTGGCCGGACCAGATCGCCAAGCGATCGGCCTACTTCGCCCGGCTGTCCCCTGGAGAGGTCGCCTTCATCGTCGATGCGGACGAAGAGCTCGTAGAAGGGCCCGAGGCGCTGCGCCAGGCGGCCGCGGGGGCGTTTGACGTGGGGTGGCTGACCATCGAGGCCCACCCGCGGTACGAGCGCGTCTACGGGCAGCCCAGGCTCTTCCTGGTGCCTCCGGAGGGATTGCTCTATCGGGAGCGCCATCACTGGGTATTCACTACCGACGGCCGGCTGGTGGCGGGCCACAGCTACGGGGGAACCGGCTGGCTGCACGAGCGGGTGCCGCTCACCCTCATCAACCAGGGCGGGAAGCGCCTGCTGGCGCACCGGCGGCAAGTGCAGAAGGAGCAGCAGTTCAAGCACTCCGCGTTGGACAGCGGGGCGGACAAGATCGAGCCGTTGTTCATCGCCCAGGTGATGCGGTACGACGCGGGGCTGGCCGCCTACCGGCTGCACAGTGCGATCAACTCCACGACGCGAGAGCGCAGCCTGATGCTGTGCGAGGCGGGGAACAACCCCCTCGCCGGGCCGCTGCAGTACGACCTCGCCGACCGCAGTCTGGCGCGGGGGATCATGGCCGGCGCCGACATCCTGCACTGTCACCTCGACTACACCGGCCTCGCTGCCGTGGGCGGCCATCCCGACCAGCCGGTGATCATCCACCATCATGGCACGATGTACCGCCGGGATCCCGAGCGGGCGGACCTGCTCGACCGGCGGGCGGCGCTGCGGCTCGCCAGCACGATGAACCTCCTGCTGCTCGACAAGACCGGCACGCTCCAGTGGCTGCCGAACCCCGTGCCCGTGGCGCTCTACCGCCGAATGGCAGCCGCGGCGCACGCCGAGCGCCAGGGCCTCGCGCACGAAGTGTGGATCGCGCACTCGCCCAGCAAGCCGAAGCTGAAAGGCACAGGCGAACTCCTGGCCGTTGTGGAACGCCTGCGGAAGAAGCGTCTCAAGGTGCGGCTGCAGCTCACGATGGGCGTGCCGCACGCCCAAGCACTGTGGACGAAGGCGGCGTGCGACCTGTGCTTCGATAGCTTCTGGCTGGGGATCCAGGTCTCGGGGCTCGAGGCGGCAGCGATGGGCCAGCCGGTGCTCGCCGGCGATCAGGACACCGCCGACGAGTACGTGCGGCGCGTGGGGTCCCTGCCGTACACCTTCGTCACGCCGGAGACGCTGGAGGAGGTCCTCGAGCGGCTGGTCGTGGACGCGGACCACCGGGCGGAGGAGGCGGCGCGCGTCGGCGCCTATGTGCTGCAGTACCACGACGAGCCGGCGGTCGCACGACGCTACCTCGAGCTCGTGCGCGCAGCGCTGGCCGGGCAGTGGCGGCGTCGGCTGCGGGACGCCGTGGACACCGAGCGCAAAGTGCTGGCGAAGGCACTGCGGCAGGACGTGAAGACGGATGTGCAGGTCGTCGGTACGGACTTCCGCTTGGGCCCGCGCGTGCGATCGCTGTAACGGTGACTTGATACGGTTCCGCGGGACCCGTACCGTAGACTCCACGAAGGGGGACGCATGGCCGGACGGAACGGTGGACGACTGTGGTTGCCGCACGGGGTGGGGCACACACCCCAGCCGGGAGACGAGGGGCACGCCGCGGATCTCCGCGACGTGATGACGATCGAGGAGTGGCTGGCAAAGCCGGAGACGCTCGTCACGCGGCGCGAAGCGGCCGCCTTCTGTGAAGCGGTCATCCAGGACCAGGTGCGCGCGGTCTGCCAGTACGTGGTGGACCACAACAACGCGAAGATCGAGCGGTTCGTCATCTGTACGATCGGCGAGCGCATCCTCGACTACCACGCGCAGCGCTGGTATCGCCGGCTGTGGCGGTGGATTGCTACCTTCGGGCATCGGCCGATGATGGCACCCGTTCGGGAATCGGCTAGCAGCCTCGCGCAGCACCTCGCCGCAGGAGAACCCGGCGGCGTGCGGGACGTGCAGTCCCGCATTGCGGAGATTGACCGCCTGCTGGAGGCGGGTGATGCGGGCGAGGAGATGGGGCGGCTCCTCGATGAGCGGCGCTTGCTCGAAGACCAGCTACCCAAGAGCGCACCCGAATGACCAGCGCCGTGGTGAACGTCCTCATCGTGGCGTTCGTCGGCTGGATCCTCGCGGCGCTGATGGTCGGGCTCTGGCTCGGTGAGCGTGGCCGGCGCGCCGCGGCTGAGCGGCTGGTGGTGTACGGCAGTCCGGATGCAGGTGCAGGGACGCAGCCGGTCAGCCGGGCCCCCTCGAAGGAGGCGGAGGATCGCCTCAGGGACGTGGAGTTCGAGTTCTCGGAGGAGACGGTCAGTCGGGCGATGGCGGACCTCAAGGTCGCCGCTGATGCCCAGGGTCTCACCGTCAGCGAGGACCAGCTCCGCAACGAAGCGCTGCGGCTGCTGGGCGGGCAGAGCGTAGACGAGTAGTCGCGTGCCGACATAGCCCCGCCGAGTCGGCGGGGCCCGGAGAACCGACACGAAGGCCCGGTGTAGCCGCAACGCGCGCGGCGCACCGGGCCTTTGGACGTTGGGGGAGAACGGCGATGCCAGTTACCACGACCCCGATGAATATCATCACGGCGGCGTACAACTACAGCTCGAAGAACAAGCCGGGGACGATCGCCACGGAGGCGACCGAGCTCCTGCAGCTCGTGATCCGGCGCTTGCGGCGCCTGTACGCGCTGGCGCCGCGCATCAACTACACCTACTTCGCGGGCTTCGCGGAGGTGGATGCCAACGCCGAGAGCGGCGGGCCGGAGGATGAGGGCTGGGAGCGGCCCCAGGAAGCGGAGTCCGTCTTCCGCATCGAGCGCACCAGTCACACCGTGGGTGGTCAGGGCAAGCCGCGCGACGAGGTGAAGATCGTCGGCTACGACGACGTGAAGGCCGAGGAGGGATACGGCTGCGTGTTCCGCATGGGCCAGACGTACTTCTCAGCCGGCAATCCCCTCGATCCGACCGGCGGGCAGCTCCGCATCTTCTTCAGCCGGCGGCCGACCGATCCTACGACCGTCAACGACCCGCTTGACGTGCAGTGGACCGAGCAGTTCAACGACCTACTGATACTCGATGTGGCGGCGTACCTCGCGGCGAAAGATGGCCGGGACGCCGAGGCGGCGAGCCTGCGCGCGGAGCGCAAGGAGTGGCTGCAGCAGTTCGTGATGTTCCTCGAGCACTGCGAGGCCAACGAGGTGCGGCGGCTGGCCAATGTGCGGCGCTTCAACACGAACACCCTGGTGCCGCTGACCACCTTCCTGCCCGCGGCCGGGTAAGGGGCACCGATGAGCACCACTGTTGAAGACATCGCCATCCAGGCCCTGGCCCGCTGCGCGGAGTTCGGGGGCAGCTATCCGACGACGCGGTCGGTGATGTACCGCCGGGTCGGCGCGCGGCAGCAGGCACTCTACGCGGCCGCCGCGCGCGCCAACCCCGAGTATTTCGGCGCCGAGGCCATCGGCACACTGGATGCGCAGAAAGCCATCAGCTTGGCGTCGTTGGGCGACCCGGCCGCCGGGGATCCGGTGCCGAACATGGAGCTCATCTCGAAGATCGAGGTCGCGGTCTCCAGTGGCGCGGGCGCGCTGCCGGTCGGCACCGAGATCCACGTCGTGCCCATCACCGATGCCATGAACGCCGCTCTGCCGCCGCGGGTCACGTTCCGCGGTGGGGTCATCGCCCAAGTGGGCACGGACCTCGCGACAGTTACGAAGATCAATGTCTACTACTCGCACCGACCCTTCAACCTGCGGCCCACGGACAAGGCGGCCCTCATTGAATTGCCGGAGTCCTTCCACGAGCTCCTGGTGCTGGACCTGGCGCGCTGGTTGCTGCGGAAGGCCAGCTCGGTGACGAAGGAAGTGCGCGAGGTGGCGCTGGCCGCCCTCGAGGCGGAGGAGAAGGAGGAGTTGGTCAACTTCCTCGCCACCGTGCAGGCGTTCACCAGCGCGGTGGAGCGCGGGAGGTTCTCTCGGACGCAGGGTTCCACGCGCCAATAGGAGGCTCGGATGGCAGTCAAGACGGCGCTACTCGCGCGCAGTGCAGCGGTCACAGCCCTCATCGCCTACATCGGCGCCGGTGGCAAGCTCACGCTCTACGATGGCGCGGTGCCGACGGATGCTGATACGGCGCTCGGGGGCGGGAACCACGCGCTCGTGACCTTCACGGTTCCCTCGTGGTCGGTGAGCGGGGATACGGCAACGGCCGCAGCCATCGCGGCGGCGGTCGCCATTGCGAGCGGCGTGGCCGCCTTCTTCCGGCAGTACCAGGCGGACGGCGTCACCTGCGGATTCCAGGGTACGGTCGGCACGGCAGGGGCGGACTGCCTCATCAACGACACGACCATCGTGTCGGGCGCCGCGGTGTCGATGCTCGCGGCCGACTACCAGCTTCCGGCGTAACGAGGAACCGTGGCCGACCGCGCGCCCTACCTCAGCCCCTCCATCGTGCACGTGGGGATGAGCAAGTCCTCTCCTGTGAGGCAGGTGCGGATCTACTTCTGGGCGGTGGGCATCGGGCCGGCGTTCGCGGGTTCTGGCCTGATGGCATACACGGAGCTGCTGACCAACCTTGCGGCGGCGTACTCGATCGGACTGGGAACGGCATCCTGCGGGTGGCCCGCCTACAATGGCATCACGGGGGATGATCCCGGCGCGGCGGAGATTGATGGCTACAACTACCTCGTGGTCACGCTCACGCCGACTGGCGGCAGGGATGTCACGGACGGGAGCATCATCATCAACACGCCGCTCGGCACGGCGGTCATCTACATCCACGGCTTCACCGAGTCGTCGCTCATCTACGATCGGTTCATCGATGCCGACGCCACGGCGCTCAAGGACCACACACCGGACACGGCGCCTGCGGGCGACCTCGTCGGCTACCAGGGCCAGCTCGGCAATCAGTCTGCCATCTACGGCGACGACCTCTATCCGGGCTGTTGCACCGGCAACTTCTATCGGGGGCGCCTCTACTCCGCGCTCCACGATGCGTACTGCTCCTATGTCGATGTGAGCCGGGGCGACCACGATGGCGTGGCCGTCTCGCAGGGCGTCACGATCCGCGACAGCCGCGTGGCCGGGGTGACGGACGGCGGCGAGGAAACCATCCAGTTCTACTTCGCCCACAAGGATGCCACGCACGTCTGGCTCAACTGGGAGCAGCGCAAGGACGGTACGGTCTACCAGCACGACTACAACTTCGCCTCCATCGCCCTGGCCCCCAATGCCCAGGCGCGACTCCTCGCGCACATCAAAGGGGACCAACTCCGGCTCTACACCGGGGATGCGGGAGGCGGGAACTACGTCCTGCAGAAGACTGTGACGCTGGCCACGCCGTGGAACGATGCCAGCCACCTGTACGCGGGGGTCGTGCAGCAGCACTACGACTCGACCAGCTACTACGGGAAGCTGCTGACCTTCGGGAGTTCGCAGCTTGCCTTCGTGGTGACGCCCTCCGGCGGGGCCCTCGGTCCGGGGCGGGATGTGCGCTTCGCCTCCGTGCTGGGCGCGCCGGCGCCGCCCGCGCAGCTCGGGTCCATCGATGCCATCCCGAGCGGCTTCCCGTGCCAGGACCTCACCGCGACGGTCGCCTACGTCGAGGGCGCGGGCTGGCTGGCGGTCAGCCTCGGTGCAACCACCACGCCGGCCGGCTTCACGATGACGGTGGATCCGACGGGCCTCGCCATCGGACTCTATCACGCGACCATCACCTTGGACTCCCCGGATGCGGACTCCGATCCGGTTGTGGTGGATGTGGAGTATGAGATTATGGATGGGGCCACGCTGACGGCCTTGGCTGCCCCCGGGATGGCCGCCCTGCTCGGGGCATCCTACCACGGGGCCACGGTAGCGGTCGCCCGGCCCGGGGTCGTCGCGTTCGTCGGTGCCACCTTCCACGCGGTGCTCGCCGCCGTGGCGAGTGCGGGGCGGTCGGCACTCGAGGCGGAGAGGCCCATCTGGGCTCCGGTCACGGACGGGAACGGGGTCTGGATGCCCGGAGCTGGTGGGGCGGGATCATTCACGAAGCCGGCGGGTGCTGGCGGTTCCTGGTCGGGGGCGGCCTGATGGGCGATCGCACCGTGGTGCCGCTGCTGTACGGAGCCGGGATGGACCGCGCGACGGGGATGTTCTCCGTCGACGGGAAGGCGGGCCGCGACCTGCGGAACCTCTACCTGTACCGGGACAAGGCGCAGGTGCGCCACGGTCATGCCCGGGTCAACGACCTCGTGGTCAGTGGCGTCACGGTCAAGGACGTGCTGCTGGTGCAGGCCATGTCGGCCGAACAGATCGGCCTCGTGGTGGGATTCGGCAACGACGGCAAGCTGTATCTCTTCCGTGTGGCAGGGGATGGCGGCGGCCTGTCAGAGATCGGCACCTGGCCAAACCTCGTCGGTGCGGACTTCACGCTGTCCGCGGGCGCACACACACCGCCGCGGGTCCTCGCGGCTGAGCAGTACAGCAAGATCTTCGTGGCGCACGATGAAGCGAACCGCATCCTGCGGGCCCCGACCGTCTACTACAATCCGTTCGGCGCACCCGCGCTCAACACGCTCACCGCCGACTTGGACGGCGACGGCAGCGCGGCACCCGTGCTCTTCCGGGGCGTCTCGCCCTACCTCACCTACCTCGTCGGCTGGGGCTTCGGCACGGAGACCGACCCCGATCATCCTGAGGTGGTGCGCGTCTCGCATCCCGACGACCCGACGCTCCTCGACCCGGATGATTACTTCGAGGCCGGGACCGGGGGTTCGCCGGTCCTCACCTGCTTGCAGGCCGGCACCGTGGACAACTCCTGCCTGCTGGTGCTGAAGCCGAGCGAGATCCACCAGATCTTCGGCTACGACAAGAACACGTTCGGCGTGCGGCAGATTGAGAGTGGGCACGGCGTGGTAGCGAGCCGACTGGCGTACAGCCTCGGCGGGATGGTCTACTTCTGGGACCCCGAGGGACCGCGCCGCTCCAGCGGTGGGCCCTCCGAAGACCTCGCGTGGCCCCTCGACCTCGACGCGCCGAGTCCCGCGGATCTCGTGGCGGCGGGCGCGCTCGCCGATGGGTTCTGCTGCTACCTGCCCTCCCGTCGGTGTCTCCTGTTTGTCTTCGGCCCGCGTGTCTACGTCCTGAACCTCTGGGACGCCGGCGCGCTCAAGTGGAGTTACGGCGAGCTCGGGTTTGCGGCGCAAAGCGGCGGCGTCCTCTACCAGGGCCTCGATGCGCCGAGTGCGCCGCCGACCGCGGCCGCCTCCGCCGTCACGCTCAGTGGGCCCACCGATACGACGCTGACGTGCGGCTGGACCAACGACGTCGTCGCGCACCTGACGGGTGGAGAAGTGGTGGAGGTGTGGCTCCACGCGCTCACGGCAGACACCTGGAGGCAGGCAGGCCAGGTCCTGCCCACGGGGCCGAGCACGACCCAGAGCCTCCTGCTCACGGGCCTCGTTCCCGGCACCCACTACAAGGCGCAGGTGCGCTACCGCCGCGGCCCCTACTACCGTGCGGACTACACTGGCGTGCCGGGCACGTGGCCCTCGGGGTCGCTCTCGGGGACGGAAGCCCCGCTGATTGCGGCACCTGTGCTCGCCGTGCCGGTGTGGTCCCGGCTCTCGCCCAGCCTAGAGCAGATCGCGCTGGCGTGGACGGGCAGCGCCCTCGTCTCCTCGCTCGTCTATCGCGACGGGGTGCTCATCGCCACGCTCCCAGCCGGGGTGTTCGGCTACGCGGACCAGACCATCGCAGGAGAGACCTCCTACGTCTACACCGTGACGCAGAAGGGCGATGACGAGAGTGCGCCCTCGGCGCAGACAGTGTGGTCCGGTCCGCTGCCGGCCGACAGCGTCGTCGGGGAATCCTGCGGCATCGGTGAAGGCCCCGGGCCCGGCTACTGGTATCTCAACTTCCACGTGCCGGCCGCCTTCGTGGGACCGGGCACCGCGGCGTTCTACGAGTCGCTCACCCCCGGTGGCGAAAACTATGGCGCTGCGCCAACGGGCTCGCGGGTGGTGGTGGCCGGCGCGAACTACAGCATCGCCGGTGCCATCTTCGGGGGCAGCTACTGTCCGGATCCGACGCACGTCTACGGTACCCTCGTGCTCACGGATGCCAACGGTGACGTGAGCGCACCCTCGGCGGAAGGGGACGTGTTCACGGTGACGTGCCCATGATCGCCAACCTCTTCCTCGGCGAGTCGGGAGGTGCCCGGCTGCTCGAAGCGGACCAGGGCAGCCACGACGACGGCGAGCGGGTCTACGCGCGCCTCGAGACGGTGGCCGCTGGTCCCGGCCTCGGGGGCGAGGCCATCTTCACCGCCCTGTTCATTGGCATTGAGAACAATGCCGATGCGGACGTGGATGTGACGCCGATCATCACGGGGGCGAACGAGGATGGCACCCCGTTCGAGCGCGAGCTCGAGACCCAGCAGATCACGCTCCACGCCAGCGCGGAACGCACGCGCGTCCAGTACCAGCTCGGCGTCTCCGACCCACTGATCATCGGCGGCGTCGAGGTCGGGCGGTTCGCCGCGCGCGCCACCTGGTTCCGGGTGCGCATCGTGGCGCTGGTCCATTCGCCGGGCGATCTCCTCTTCCACGGTCTCGGCGTCGAGATGGAAGTCGTGCGCGAGGCCATCCCGACACAGGCGCCAGCGCCCGTTCCGGCGGGGTCCTAGTGGCTGGCGGCTTCCGGCGCCAGACCAGTAAGGGGCTGCCACAGCCCCTCTTGCCCGGCGCAGCCGGCGCCGATCTCACGGCGCTCGTCCGCACCCTGGATTCCTACGTCATCGACCAGTGGGCGTGGAAGGAGCCGGCCACCCAGCGTCTCCTCTACGCCTACAAGGGCGGTACGGTCTTCACGGGCCTGGCCTTCATCCTGATCCCCGACGGCACGACCCCGCTCGCGGACAACGCCACCAACTACGTCGAACGGGATAGCGCGGGTGCCGTCTCGGTCAACAGCACGGGCTTCAGCGCCGCCCGGACGCCGATGGCGAAGGTCGCCACGGCCGGCGGCCAGATTGCGACCGTGGAGGACTGGCGGCCCCTGGCGCAGTCCTCGTCTGGGAACCTCTCGGGGCCCAGTGGCCCCTCTGGTCCCTCGGGCCCCGGCTCGACCGTGTCAGGCCCCAGCGGTCCCTCGGGTCCGAGCGGGCCGGCGTCTACGGTCTCCGGACCGTCTGGGCCGTCTGGTCCTGTGTCCACGGTCTCGGGCCCCAGTGGTCCCAGTGGCCCTAGCGGCCCCGTCTCGACCGTCAGCGGCCCTTCGGGGCCGTCGGGACCCTCCGGTCCAGGGGGCGCGGCCTCGACGGTCTCCGGGCCTTCTGGGCCCTCGGGGCCCCACGGTGCCGATTCGACGGTGAGCGGGCCGAGCGGGCCATCTGGCCCGCAAGGTGCCGCTTCCACTGTGTCCGGGCCGAGTGGCCCTTCGGGTCCCCAGGGTGCAGCATCCACGATCTCCGGCCCGAGCGGGCCGAGCGGACCGAGCGTCACTGGACCTTCGGGACCCTCGGGCCCTTCTGGACCGCAGGGGGCGGCTTCGACGGTCTCGGGCCCGAGCGGTCCCAGCGGCCCCGTCTCAACCACCAGTGGGCCTTCGGGTCCATCGGGCCCTTCCGGGCCGGGTGGTGCCGCCTCGACAGTGAGCGGCCCCAGCGGACCCTCAGGGCCCCAGGGAGCGGCCTCGACCGTCAGCGGTCCCTCAGGACCTAGTGGACCGCAGGGAACAGCAAGCACGGTAAGCGGGCCGTCTGGTCCTTCTGGTCCGTCTGGGCCGCAAGGAACTGCTTCGACGGTGTCGGGGCCGTCGGGACCGAGTGGACCCACGGGTGCCGCATCTACCGTCAGCGGACCGAGCGGTCCCTCGGGGCCGCAGGGGAACCCCTCGACGGTCTCGGGACCCTCCGGGCCCTCCGGTCCGAGCGGTCCTCAAGGCGCTGCCTCAACCGTTAGCGGGCCGAGTGGTCCATCCGGGCCACAGGGAGCAGCTTCGACGGTCAGCGGCCCTTCGGGGCCCAGTGGACCCACGGGAGCGGCATCCACGGTCTCTGGCCCGTCTGGGCCCTCGGGTCCGCAAGGGAATGCTTCGACGGTGAGTGGGCCCTCCGGCCCCAGTGGGCCGTCCGGGCCGCAGGGTGCCGCCAGTACGGTCTCTGGGCCGTCCGGACCGAGCGGGCCACAGGGCACTGCTTCTACGGTATCTGGGCCCTCGGGTCCTTCGGGTCCTCAGGGTGCAGCATCCACGATCAGCGGCCCCTCAGGCCCCTCCGGACCACAGGGAAACGCCTCGACCGTGAGCGGGCCGTCTGGGCCAAGCGGCCCTTCGGGACCACAGGGAGCGGCGAGCACGGTCTCTGGGCCAAGTGGTCCCTCAGGCCCTCAAGGCGCAGCTTCCACGGTCTCGGGGCCCTCCGGACCGAGTGGCCCACAGGGGAATGCCTCGACGGTCTCCGGACCGAGCGGTCCTTCTGGGCCTTCCGGACCACAGGGAGCTGCCTCCATAGTCTCTGGCCCCTCAGGTCCGAGTGGCCCGCAGGGCGCTGCATCGACCGTTAGCGGGCCGAGTGGACCGAGTGGACCCCAGGGTGCCGCCTCGACGGTTTCGGGGCCCTCGGGGCCGTCCGGACCGCAAGGCGCGGCATCCACGGTTTCGGGGCCGAGCGGGCCCAGTGGACCCACGGGCGCAGGGGGCCCGAGCGGACCTTCCGGACCCTCCGGGCCGAGTGTCACCGGCCCGAGCGGCCCCTCAGGACCCAGCGGGCCGGCGGGATCCCTGGCGCACCACGTCCTCTCGGCTACTCACACGGACTCCAATGCCGCAGCGGCCGGCGTGGCCCGCGGCGATCTCCTGGTGGGCAATGCCACGCCGGCTTGGGACCGGCTCGCTTTCCCGGCCTCTCCAACCGGGAAGGTGGTCGTCGCCTCGGCGACGGACATCGGGTGGAGCGCGAACCCGCTCGGCAGTGCGGCGTGGGCGGCGACGGGGGACTTCGCTCCGGCGGCGGGGACCTTCACGAACACGATAACTCAAAGCCCCGCGACTGACGGGATAGATGGCATCATCCTCAACGGCAGGGACTCGGTAAGCGGGAACCTCTACAATGTCTTCCGGCTGATAGCCTATGCCAATTCCGGCGGGGCGACTCCGACGTGGACGTTGGGAATCATCAATACTGCGAACTCTGCGTGGCAACCCGTACTAACGGCAGCGACCTCTGGCGCGGCGACCTTCGCGGCGGGCCTCACCATCGCCGGTGCGCTCGCAGGCGTGACGACGACACAGTTCCATGCCATCACCTATACGTGGCCCTCTGCTGATGCGGGAGCCAGCGGTTACGTCCTCTCCTCTAACGCCTCGGGCACTTTGAGTTGGGTTGCCCAAACGGCCGCCGCGGCGGTGACGAGTGTGGCCGGTCGCACAGGGGCTGTGGTACTGACGGCGGCTGACATCGGGGCGGGAACATTCCCGAGTGGTCAGTTCAAAATGGGTGGCACACCGTGGGCAGCTTCTCTTGATGCGCTTAACATGGGAGTTAACCAGAGGATTACGTTCCGTAACTACAATGACAACGATGACGTTAGCATCAGTGGTGGCTTCAACGGCATATCGGGAAGTGCTCTTACTGTTACTGGATATGGACTAGAGGTGTTGAATCGCTTCGGCTGTAACGGCAAGTCGGCTCAACCCGCGTACGCATCCGGTGGTGCGGCGGGTGGGACTCTGGCACAGGTAACGACGTTGGCGAATAACATCCGGGCGGCGCTCGTTGCCGACGGTATCATGTCGTAGTGGGGTTTGCCGGTCGTGTCGAACTAAGGAGTGTGGAGGCTTCCATTGCGGCATCGACCCGACAGTTTGCTTCGGGATGTGGCGTCCGTTGCACGAGATTCTCCTGGCCGACGCCTACCGGGATTCTGCCTGGGCCGTGCGGCACGAGATGTTACACGACATCTTACAGGATGCGGGACATCCACCCGTGTTTGACCGTTGTACAAGTGACATTCTCACCACAGGAGTCCTACGATGACGTACCAGATGAAGGTGCAGTCCGCGAGCAGCCAGGATGGCCGGATGATGGGGCCGCCCCCGGCGGCTGCCGTTCCGGCGATGCTGAACGTGCAGCTCGTGCCGGTGGATGCCAACATCGGCGGGTTCGGCTTCTCGGTCGAGAAGACGCCGGACACGATCAGGCAGTACGCGGTGGACACGGTGGTCCCCGTCACGGTCGGCTGAGGGCGTAGCCGGCTCAACCCGTTCCTGGGGGGTGTGTGAAGAAGCTCAACTACGGGCAGTTCGGGGCGAAGAAGGATCGGATGTTCTCGCTGACCTGGCTTGGGTATCGTGCCGCCTACCCCAAGCACTCGGCCGGCTATGAGCAGATGAAGCTCTGCAACCGGATCGGCGAGAAGCTGGAGCAGATGAGCAAGGAGGCGCCGACCCCGCAGGACGCCGCGGAGCGGCTCCCCACCAAGTCCGTCCTGCTCCTGGATGGTCACGAGCACGAGAAGCTGCTCGCGATGCTGAAGTCGGAGGAGGTCGGCTGGACCTACCTCGCCGGCAAGGAGGTCGAGGTGCTGATCGAGGCGATGGTATCGGCCCCCGAGGTGGAGGTCGAGGAGAAGGTCCGCGGCCGGGCCAAGAAGAAGGGGAAGCGGTAGGATGCCCAGGCGGGGCGCCTCAAGGGGCCGGGCATGAAGTATTCCGGCCTCTTGTCGAAGCGGGACGCCGTCGTTCTTCAGCACTATGCGGCGAAGGCGCCGCGCATCCTGGAGTTCGGCGCCGGCGGCTCGACCCAGATCTTCGCGCAGTGCGCGCCGGGAACCGTCCTCACCCTCGACACGAACCCGCACTGGATCGACCAGACCAAGGCCAGCCTCAAGGCGCTCAAGGTCCCCCCGGGCCGCGTGGCGTTTCGGCTGCTACCCCACGAGACGGGCCCGTCGCTGGACGCGGCGCTCCAGCGCGAGGCGGCGCCCCGTGCGCCGTATCACCTGGTGTTCAACGACGGCGCGAGCGACCACGAGATGCGGCTGGCGTTTGCCCGTGCCGCCTGGCCGCTGCTCGCCGAGGGGGGCGCACTCCTGACGCACGATACCCGCCTCCAGCCGGACATCGGATGGCTCTGTACATTTCTGGCGGAGCACTTCGCGACGGTGGGCCGCGTGTACGCGAACCACCGCGACAGCAACATCACCGTCGTCATCAAGCGCGCTCCATTGCCCTACGAACCCTTTGTCACCGCAACCGACTGGAGACCCGAGCCGATTATGCCCACCGTCCACCTGTTGGGCCTCGCACACACGATCACCCGCCCTGAGTTCTCGAAGTGCCCCTTCACGGGGAACCTCCTGCGGTTTCCCAAGATGCTGAAGCCTTTCGGTTACAAGTGCATCCACTATGGCGTCGAGGGGGCGCAGGTCCCCGGTGCGGAGTGTGTCGCGGTGACGAGCGCCGTGCGGTTCCGGCTGCAGCACAAGGGGCACTCGTGCGATCCGCGCAGTGAGGAGAGCCTCTGGATTCCGGAGGTCTACGAGCTCGACAAGCCGGCGGCGATCGAGCACCAGAAGGGCATCGTCAAGGCCCTCCTGCCGCGGCTCTCCCGCGGGGACATCGTGTGCTTCCCCTTCGGGCGGGTGCACGAGCGGGTGCTGGCGAAGCTGCCCCCAGACGTGGTGGCGATCGAAACCGGGATCGGCTACGAGCAGGAATCCTCCATGCCGTTCCAGGTCTTCGTGTCGAACGCCTGGTACTCGTGGCACCGGGGCCGTGCGCGGAACATGAACGGCGACTACTACAAGTTCGTGATCGGCAACTCGTTCGATGTCGACGAGTGGACGGTGCGTCCCATCCCCAAGAAGGGGTATGTGCTCTACCTCGGGCGGTGCAACGAAGACAAGGGGATGCGGATCATCTACGACCTGGCCGCCGCGCGGCCCGACCTGCAGTTCGTCCTCTGTGGCCAGGGCGCGACGTTCTGGGCCCAGCTCCCGAACATGAAGGCGCTGCCACAGGTCTGGGGCAAGGAGCGGAACACGCTCTTTGCTGGCGCGCAGGTGGTGTTGATGCCGAGCCTGTACCTCGAAGCGTTCGGGAACGTCTGCGCTGAAGCCCAGCTCTGTGGGCGCCCGGTGCTGAGCACGCCCTGGGGGGCCTTCCCCGAGATCCTCGCGCACGGGGTGGCAGGCTACCACTGCCGCACCCTGGGGGACTTCCTCAAGGGACTCGAGCTGGCACCGACGCTCAGTCCCAAGGCGATTCGTGCGCAGGCGGTGGCGCAGTTCTCCCTGCCGGTGGCGGGCGCGAAGTATCACGCGGCCTTCCAGCAGTGCCAGGACCTCCTCGCGGGTCCCGGGTGGGCCTCGCGAACCCCCCACTGGATCAACGCATGAAGGTGCCCAAGTCTTGCATGGGCGGCCGCCGCCCCCATCTTAGGGGTGTCGGTACCGTCCTTCTCCTGACTGAGGTCGTTCGCGCGTGACTGCTCTCTTCCGCCCCCGCGAGAAGCCCCCCACGCCGCAAGGGGATACCACGCCGAGGCACGAGCGCTGGCTCCCGCCGGCGCTCCGCACGAACAACCAGGAAGACGACCTCGACTCCAAGCGTGCCACCTGGGCTGAGGAGCGGTGGACGGAACAGGATGCCATCTACCGTCTCCGGGACCGCTCGATCGAAGAGCACATCCGGATGATTGCCGGTCAGCAGTGGTGGGTGTACCACCATCTCCTGGGCTGGCAGGACATCTTCCACTGGATGACGGACGACGAGAAGCGCTGGCGCCAGCGCCCCGTCTTTAACCGCATCCTGCCGTGGTTCATCCTCACGCACGCGCGGTTCACCGAGAACCCCTTCATCTGCACGTTCCTGCCGGGCCCCGACCAGCACGACGCCGAGGTGGCGGAGATGCTGGACACGCTCTACAAGATCAAGTGGCGCGACACGGGGATGGTGGATGTGTGGGCGCGGTGTGCCTCGTGGATCATCGCGTCCGGGACGGGCTTCCAGCAGAGCCGGATCGACCTCAGTAAGGGCGAGTTCGAGGACTGGGTCGGCAAGGCGGAACTCGCGCTGCTCGGCCCCGACGGTCAGCCCGTCCTGCGCGAGGATGGCCAACCCATCACCCGTGAGATCCCCGAGGGCGTGCCGTTCGATGCCAAGGGCCAGCCGCTCGCCGAGTTGACCTCCGAGGGCCTGCGCATCACCGGCAAGCCGCACCGGGAACGCCGCGGCGATCTGGTGATGGATGTGCACTCGCCGCTCGAGGTGCGGGGGCAGTGGGGACCGCGGCCGTGGCACGAGCAGAAGATTCACCTGATCCGCTCCTACATCCCCCCGAGCGAGGTGTACGAGCGCTGGGGCGTCGAGGTCGAGCCGGACGTCACGGATCTTCCCTCGGGGTCAGCGGGCTTTCTGGAGCGGATGCTGTTCGGCTCCGGCTTCTACGGCGCAGCGTCCTCGCCCGTGCACCCCTACGCGACGGGCAGTGCGCAGGCATCACCCGACGGGTACTGCTGCATCCAGAGCACGTGGATGGCCCCCTCGAAGGCCGTCGAGGGGATGGAGGAGACAGAGGAGAGCACGGGCGGACGCCTATTGGTGACGGCGAAGGGCAAGACGCTCTTCGATGGTCCGCGCCCCTTCAAGTGTAAGTGGACGAGCCCAGTCCGTTGCTACGAGTTCATCCGCTTGCCGGGCCGGCCGTGGGGCTCCACCCCACTCGAGATGCTGGTCTCCCCACAGAAGGCGTACAATCAGGGCTGGAAGCAGGTCCTGGAGAACCGGGCCCTGTGCGCGAACCCGCAGCAGGTGTACGACCTCGATTCCGGCCTCCGCAGCAACCAGGTCGACAACCGCCCGGGTCGCCAGTACGGTGTCCGGATGAAGAAGGGCGTGAAGCCCATCGACTGGATCATCCCGCCGGCGATGGGGTCGGACGTCTGGCGCAGCCAGCTCGCGCTCTCACAGGAGCTCTCCTACATCGGCTCGCAGACGGGCACCGATGCCCAGCAGACGATGTCGCGGCGCTCCTCCGCGAAGATGATGGAGGAACTGCGGTTCAACGACGACCGCTTCATCGGCCCCACGATGATGCGGTGCGCCGAAGAGAATGGGCGGATGATCGAGGACTGGCGGGCGATGGCGCGCGTGCTCTACACCACGGAGACCCTCCTCAAGTACACGGGCGAAGACTCGGCGGCGCGTGCAGTCGTGCTGATGCCGCAGCTCCTCGACACCGCGGACGTCACGGTCCAGCCGGACATCGAATCCATGAAGCCGGAGGGCCGGGGCGAGCGCCGCCAGCGGGTGTACCAGATGTGGAAGGACAGCGCCTTCGGCGACCCGAAGAGTCCGCAGGCGCGGCGTATCCTGTACGAGGTGGGGCGGTTCCCGAGCATGGCGCAGATGGTGCCGGGCGGGGTCCACCTCGCTGCCGCGAAGCAAGAGAACGCGAAGATGGTGCAGGGGCAGGCGTGCCAGGTGGAGGAGTGGCAGGATCACGAGGTGCACCTCGATGCGCACGAGACATTCATGGCGGCGCCGGAGTTCACGCGCCTACCGGACGCCGTGCGGGCCATCTTCATCGAGCACCGGCGCCAGACGATGGAGGGCCTGGTGCGGAAGCAGCGGCAGATGCAGCTCATGGCACAGGCGGCCCAGGCGCCACCGATGCCCCTGCCTGGCGCCCCGGCGCCGGGTGCTCTCCCGGCGGGGGCACCGGCGCAGCCCGCAGGCGCTGCTGCGTGAGCGCACCGGCACGGGTCCGGACCGAGGACCTACAGGCCCAGCAGGCGGTCGAGTTGCTGGTCGGGTTGGTCCGAGAGGGGTTCCACGGCAGCGTGGAGATCCACTTCGATCACGGTCGCCCGGAGCTGGCGAAGAAGCATGTCACGGTGCACTTCGAGAAGCCGCGCGACTTGCTGCGAAGAGGGTAGGTCCGTAGAGTAGGTACATAGCCCGCCCAGTTGGCGGGTCCGGAAGCCGATCGAAAGGCCCGGGATGCTCCTGAGGGAGCGTCTCGGGCTCTTCGCGTTCAGGGGGCAGCCGATGGAGCACACGTACAAGCGGCATGGGGTGGTGAAAGGACTCCGCGAGGACTACGACGACAAGAATCTCGTCGGCGTGGAGTTCGAGGAGCCTGCCCCACCCGCGAAGAAGCGCAGCCCCAAGTCGCCCGGCATGGTGTCGATGCCCCGCAGCCACACCGTCCCGATGCCGCGCGAGAAGGCCAAGCACTTCGCGGTGGGCGATGCGGTGGAGTACGAGGCGACCCTCCGCCACTTCGGGAAGCACGGCGCGAAGGAGGATGCGTAGATGCCCGGCAAACTGAGGCGACACCCGACCTCCGAGGCGCAGCGCAAGGCGATGGGCGCGGCCGCCTCCGGGCACTCGACGCTCGGGATCCCGAAGTCGGTCGGCAAGGAGTTCATCGCTGCGGATCCCGGCGGCAAGCTGCCCAGGCGCCGGAAGGTGAAACGGAGGAAGTCCTGATGCCGATCGGCTTGTTCTCCCCGGACGGGAACTACCCCCCGCGGCGAAGCGTGGTGCAGCAGCGCCGCGAGGCCGCGTGGCGGTTCAAGACAAGTCAGCGCCAGCGCCGCAAGGCGCGCAGGCGGTAGCAGGACGGGGCCGCACTCACGCGCCCCCGAAAACCAGAGTGGGGGATTGGACACGATGCTCGAAGACCAGGGTTCGCCAGGTGGTGCCGCACCCGCCGCGGAAGCGCCGGGCGGTGCCGCTGCCGCCGCGCCTGCCGCGCCGGCCGCACCCAGTGGAACGCAGTCCGCGATCGACGCGGCCCGCCAGCGCCTCGCTGAGACAGGCACAATGCTGCCGGCCGAGGAGGCCGACAAGGGCGGCGAGGGCGAGACGGCGGAGCAGAAGGCGGCGCGGGAAGCCGCAGCCGCTGCCGGACACGAGGGCGAGACCGAAGAGCAGCGGACGGCGCGCGAAGCGGAAGAGGCCGCGAACGAGCACCCCGAGACCGCCGACGAGAAGACAGCGCGCGAAGCAGCGGAAGCCGCCGCTGCGGAGGAGCACCCCGAGCTGGCGGTCGTGCTCCCGCCGGACGAGAACCGCGGTGAGAAACCGATCACCATCGATGCCCCGGACCAGGAGGTCGTGAACCGCCTGAACCGCCTGAACAACGAGGCGGCGATCGGGCGGCAGGTGAAGCAGGAGCGGCGGGCGATCGAGCGGCAGTTCGACCAGCTCGAGGCGGTCGAGGACCTGATCACGCTCGACCCCGCGGGCTTCGTGCTGGACCGCGTGGACCAGGTGGTCCGGCCCGACGTGGCGATGCACCTCCTGTTCGAGCCGGGGATGCTCGAAGCCGTCCAGGAGCGGCTCGAGCAGATGGGTGTCGAGGGGGGCATCGCGGCGGCCTTGGAGAGCCCCGAGACGCTGCGTGTCCTGCGGGCCGAGCTCAAGGCCGGCAGATTGGAGATGCGGGAGACGCTCCGGGAGAAGGCCGATCAGCGGCGGACGCTGCGTGCGGCTGCGGCCCGGGTCTCCGGACAGATCGACGCCCTCATCCCCGAGCACATTGTCGGGGAGCAGCGCGACCAACTGTATGAGGAGGCGCGACGGGACATCGTCGCGCGCGCGAAGAAGTACGGCGTCCAGGACCTCGATGCGGAGGATGTGGCGCTGTTCGTAGGACGGGTGCTGCGGCAGCACGAGATCGCCGCGGTGCCCGCGCGCAGTGCAGGAGACGGGAAGCCGGCAACCTCACGGCCCCCGGTGCCCGCCGCCCGCACGGGCGCGCAGTTCACGCAAGGCCGAGACGCTCGGCAGAAAGCCGCCGCTGCCGCCCCCGCTGGGGCCGGTGCGCCCGCTGCGAAGCCTCGTCCGACCCTGCCGCCGACCACGGACGGGCGCATCGCGTATATCCGGCAGCACGGATTGCGCGCGGCGCTCGGCAAGGTGTAACCCGCAGGCTGGCGCGCAGACGCGCGCGAGGAGCAGCACATGGCTTCCGAAACGACCACCACAGCCCTCATCGACGAGGCGCTGAAGGTGATCTTCGCGAAGAGCATCCATGACGACATCGTGGTGGACCACGAGCTCATGGACATCTTCAAGGCGGAGATGAACGTCAAGAGCGACGAGACCACGGGGGGCCGCTGGATCGAGCAGGGCCACTTCTGGCAGTACCCGGCCGGCTTCGGGTGGCGCCAGGACAATGAGTACATCCCCGAGGCGGTCTCGGCGAAGTTCAAGAACAGCCGGCTCTACCTCCGCAAGGGGCAGGGCGTGCTGGAGATGAGCGGCGACACGATGCGCAAGGTGCGCACCGACGAGGGGGCCTTCCTCGACTACATGGAGAAGGCGAAGCCCGCCCTGATCGAGGGCGTGAACAACGAACTGGACCTCGCCTACCTCGGCACCGGCTCGGGCATCAAGGCGGAGGTGGCGTCGAAGGATGGTGGGGGCTCGACCGCCGGGACGTACAAGCTCGGGGTGAAGCATCACTCCGGCATCCCCGGCTACACCGAGGCGTGGCTGGCCTTCCTCGAAGGCCAGAACATCATCTTCGGGTCCAACGCGACCTTCCACACCATCCGCGCCGGCGCGCCCGGCCGCTACGCGACCGTGGTGGGCATCGTCGAGGATCGCAACCAGATCATCGTGAAGTGCGATGCCACGCTCTACAGCAACATCACGGCGGGCGACTGCATCGCCGAGGGCGATGGGGCCGGCTACTCCGCGATGGACCGGGACGGCAACCCGCGCGTCATGGCGGGCCTCCTGGCCGGCGACGACAACGGCGAGATCGTCGAGGTGTACAACAACATCGACCGGATGGCGGACGACGCCCGCCTGTGGCGCTCGCACGTCATCGACGCGCAGGCGGAGTCCGGCGGCGCGCTGTCTGAGGACCTGCTCGACCTGGCCTTCCGCCGGGCCGTGGTCCGCGGCAACGCGAAGATCACCCACATCGTGATGTCGCACTCGGCATCCACGATGTACTGGCGCGGGCTGCGGGACGGCGTCAACGCCCAGGGCCAGCAGCGGTTCGTGAACGTCGAGGGCAACTTCACCTCCGGCAAGGGCAAGCTGGGCATCCGCGTCGGGGCCGAGGTCTACCCCGTGCGCGTCTGCCGCAAGCTCCCGCCCGAAGTCGTGTTCGGCCTCCAGGCCGATCGCTGGGCGCGGCTCACCCTCGGCGCGCTCACCTGGGAGGAAGAGACCGGCTCCATGTGGAACCGGGTCGTGGACAGCACGGGCCGGAAGGATGCGTACTACAGCACCTTCCACCTGTACGAGCAGCTCTACTGCATCGCCCCGCAGAAGCAGTTCCGGATCGACGGGCTCAACCCCGCCGAGCACCCGGCCCACGCGAGCTGATGCAGGTACGACGGTGGCTAGGGCAGGTCGCCGGGGCCTTCGGGCTCCGGCGGCCTGAGCCGGACGAGGACAAGGGACCGTCCTCGCCCGCGCGCCTCATCGACATCCCCGGCCAGGAACGGCAGCCGAGCGCGGAGCTTCTGCACCGGCTCCGCGCGTTGGACACCCGCGCCGAGGTGCTCTACACCGGGCACGGGCACTGGCTCCTGGGGCACGTCAACGAAGGGATGGACCGCGGGGCGCGTGTGCGGATGGGCCAGCGCATGGCCCTGCGGGTCCGGGCCGGCGACGGCTACGCCTTCACCGAGGATCGGTGGGCTGCACTGCGGCAGGGGCTGATGTACGCGCAGGGGTTCCACGTGATCTCCGACCTGGAGATCCAGGGGGAGCCCGACGGGCAGTTGGTCGAGGAGTTGCGGCGCTGCCTGTTCGTGGAGAACGGGGGCGTGCTCGAGACGCCGCGGGCCCTCGCGGAACAGGCAGCACTGCGCGATCGCCAGCGGGAACGCCAGGTGCGCGAGCGCGACATGGTGCATTGGTTGTGGGGTCGGAGCGTGTACGGCCGTGGAAATCCCGCGCCCGTTACCGTCCCGAGACTGGTTGATGCCACTGGGAGGCCGTATGGTGGGAGATCTGAGGCTGGGCAGGCGCGCGCTCGCGAGTTCGCCCGGACTGCTTGAGCAGCTTCGGGAGCAGGGCGCGGGAATGGCTTCGCAGTTCCGGATGGGCCAGAAGCTGCTTCACCCGGAACGCTTCGACGCGCGCGGACAGCGGAAGCCGGAAGCGGCCCCCGTCAGCGCGGAGACCCAGGAGCTGTTCCCGAAGCACCTCAACGGCCCGCGCTGGCAGCTCTCGGATGGCAGCATCGTCCGCGGCAAGCGCTCGGACGCTGAGGCGGCCGAGCAGAAGCTGGGACAGTAGGTGACCGTGGCCGGCACCCTGGTTGTGCGCGACCTCGTCACCGCGGCACGGGATGAGCACCCGACGTTCGACGATCGTCGGCACCCCGACCCCGTGCTACTGCGCGCGTTGTCGCGGTACAACAAGGAGCTGCTCGGCAAGATCATCCGCCTGGACGACTCGAAGGGAGTGGAGTACTTCGACCAAGCACTCCCGCTGGCGGTGTTCGACAACGGCATCGCCATCCCGGCGTACAAGTACCCGTTTGGGCTGCAGGCCACGGCCCTCGGCCGGACACGGCCACACCCACTCGACTTGGTGTCGTGGGAGGAGAGTAGCCAGTATCGGCACGCGGGCTACCTCCTCAACGGCATTCTCTTCCTGTGCGGGCGTCCGCACGACTGGACGTCCTTTTCCAGTGTGCGGTTCCTGTATGTCGCGGAGCCAGCGGCACTGGCGATGGACCTGGCGACGGTGCTGACGGCGATGCCGGACAGCGCGGAGCCCACGCTCGTCGCCTATCTCGCGCTGAAGATGGCGCAGCGGGGCGGCGCGGGTGAGGGTGAGACGAGGCCGGATCCCGGGGTGTTCGGGGCGCAGTGGCAGGCGGCCGAGGATCGCCTCCTGGACGAGATGGGCCGGAACACGCAGGCCGTTTCGTCGGTTATACGCGATGTGATGTAAGGAGCTACGATGCCCTCTACCGCAGATTCGTTCGCGCAGGCCCTGCTCGACTACCGGCGGAAGAGCAGCACGCCCCAGTCGCTGACGGACCTGGAGAACTTCGACCCCACGGCGGCGCTGCAGCAGTACGGGGCGGCGGCGACCGGCGACTTCCAGAAGCAGTTCGGCCAGGACGTGACCGACCTGCGGGGTGCCGCGGCCGGCGCGGGACGACTGAAGACCGGCTTCTACGACCAGGACGTCGGGCGGCTGGCTACCAGCGAGGCGGCACAGGTCACGCGAGACCTCGCGGGCCAGGCGATGAACGCCGCGAGCCTCAAAGCGGGCACGCTCGAGAGCGCGACCGGGACCCAGGAAGAGGAGCAGAACCGCTACCTCGACCTCCTCTCGGGCCAGCTCGACCGGGAACAGGCGGCGGCGAACGCGAAGCAGCAGGGCAAGAGCAGCCTCTTCGGCGCGCTCGGGTCGATCGGCGGCGCCATCGCCGGCGGTCCCATCGGCGCCGCAGCGGGCAAGCTCCTACTCAGCAGCGAGCGGTTCAAGGACAACATCAAGCCCCTCGAGGGCGCGAGCGAGACCCTGGACCGGCTGCCGGCGAAGCGGTTCACCTACAAGGGCGACGACCAGCCGCAGGTCGGGGTCATGGCCGAGGACGTCGATCGCGAGCTGCCCGAGGCGTCAGTGCGCGATGAGCAGGGGCGGCCGACGGCGGTGGACTACACGAAGGTTCTGCCGCTGGTGCTCGAAGCCACGCGCGAGCAGGGCGAGCAGATCCGCCAGCTTCGCGGCGAACTGGACCGGCTGATGGGGGGTGGCCGGCTGGGGGCACCGCCGCCGGAGGAGGATGAGGGCATGATGCCGCCACCGCGCCGGCCTGGGATGATGATGGTGGGAGGCGGCCAGGGCCCGATGCCGATGGGAGGGGTGAACTGATGCCTTCCCGGTATGGGCCCGGGGTACTCCCTGAGCCGAACTACAGCTTCGCCGACTTTCTCGGCGGCGCGGAGCGCGGCTACGGCTTCGTCCAAGGGATCGCCGATCGGCGGCGGCAGCGGCAGCAAGAGGATGAGGACCGACGGCGCCAACAGCAGGAACGGGAGGCGGCTGATCGCGCGCGCCCCGGCGCGGTGGACATCGGCACGTATCTCCAACGGCCCGGCGTGGAGCGTGACCTCAGCCCCCAGACGCTGCACAACATCGGGAGCGCGGGAGTACCCGACGCCACCTCACACCTCGAGTTCACCCCAGAAGCGGGGAAGGACCTCTACCAAACAGCGACGGGGCCGGTGGTGAGCCGTGCCGCCGCGCAGGAGCAGTCGCTTGCGCCGTATCTCAGTCGGATCAAGGCCACCGCTGAGGCACGCTCGGCCTATCCCACGGCGGCCGATCGCGGGGCCGAGGATCGCCGGATAGCGGCAGCCATGAAGGCGAAGGAAGTGACGACTTCGGCGGCACAGTTCCGCACCCAGTATCCGGATCTCGCTGGCCTCGGTGACGAGCAGGCTGTACGGCTCGGAATGTCCCGGAACCAGAGGATCTTCGGCAACGCGAACCCCACGCCGGCGCGGCCACGCGCGGCTGGCGCGGGAGCGACCGAAGCGGACCGGCGCGTCGGCCAGCGTCAGCGTGAGCGCGATGCGGCGCAGCGCGCCCTGCAGGCCGTCCAGACCGAGGGGGCACGCCTCGGCGCTCCGCGGGCCCCGGCCCCGGACTCGACGGGTCACGCGCCGGCACCCAGCCCACGGTGGACGGCCTACAAGTCCCGTCTCGACACGGCACAGGCGCGCTTTGATCGCGCGCAGGCGGCGGTAGATGCCGTCCTCAACGGCGGCGGTGGTCAGGGTGCCAGGCGCGCCGGCGCCGGCCAGAAGACTGCCCAGGCGTGGATTGACGAGGTGGCGGCGGACCCGGCCTGGGCCTCGAAGACCGACCAGGAGATTCGGGCTGAGGCGCGGCGCCGCGCCCATGCCGCAACGCCCGCGAGGCGGTAGTCGTGCAGGACGGCGTGGGGGTTCCCCAGCAGCCGCAGGGTGATGACTTCGACCGGGCCGTAGTCCGGCGACGTCGCCCTGCGGCTGCTGCGCCACAGGGAGACGAGTTCGACCAGGCGCCGGTCCACCGTCCCGAGGCGGTGAGCGACACCACGCCGATCGACCTCAACACCCCCTGGCCGGGTGCTCCCCTCCCCACCGCGAAGCCGCCCGCGCCCCAACCCAACCTCGGGGACTTCCTCGCACGGAAGGGTCCTACCACTGCCGCCAGCGTCTTCGGGCGCGCGCCGGTAGAGGAAGGGGCAACGAAGGCGCTCGAGGCCGCCGTCGAGCAGTACCCCACCCCGCTCCCGACCATCCGGCAGGCACGGACCCGGGCTCACGACACGGGACGGCCTTTCCGGCTGGGGAGTCCCACGGGAGAGGCGACCGTGCGGCCCGAGACGGAGGTCGATCGCCGCCGCGCAGTGGCGCGCGCGCGTCAGGCGCAGCTCGAGGGATTGACGGAGGAAGAGGCTGCGCATCGGCGCGAGATCGGTGAGGAGGTGCAAGCTGATCCCCTGGGCATCCCGCGGATCTTCGGGGAGGAGGTACTCCGCCAGACGAAGAAGGGTGTCGGCGACCTGGGGCAGTACCTCCGCCGGATGTCGATCGCCAGTCAGCCCTCGGACCCCTACGCACGGCGCCCAGAGGGCTCGCCGGTCCTGACCGATGAACAACGAGCCAAGCTGCTCGAGCCCCTCAATCGGGACATCGAGGAGCGGGAAGCTGAGACGGCGGGGGCAGGTCCGGTGATGCGGCTGGCCCGCACTCAGGTCCCCTTCTTCGCGGCTCTGGCGCCGCTCGAGCCACTTCTTCCGGCGGTCGAGGCGGCGGCACCCGCCGCTCGTCTGGGTGAGCGGGCGCTGAAGGGCGCGCTCCGCATCGGTCGAACAGGTGCGGTGGTGGGCGGTGCCTCGGGCCTCACGGAGGCGGCACGTGGTGGCACCCCGGCCCAGGTGGGCGCGGCCGCGGCCGGTGGCTTCGGCGCCGGCGTGGGGTTCGGGGTGACGGGAGAAGCTCTCGGCTTGGCGCGCGCGGGGTGGGATGCCGCCGTCCAGCGCGCCAAGGAAGCGATGGCGGGCGAGGACGTGGCCCGCTGGGTCGGCCCTGCGGATCCCTTGGCCCGCGCAGCGACCGGGGACCCTTACGCCACGCTCGGTCTCGATCGGGCAACGGCAACCGCCGAGATGGCGACAGCCGCCCGGAACCGGCTGGCGCAGCGGTTCCACCCGGACGTGGCGCCAGACAACCCCCATGCTGGCGCGACGATGTCCGCGGTCAACGCCGCGCATCAGCTGGTTGTCGAAGACCTCGCGCGGCGTGCGCCGCCCGCCGCGGCTGAAGCCCCTCCGGCGGCTGCCGCCGCGCCGGAACCGCCCCGTCCCGCCCCGACCCCCGCCGAGCCTGGGGCCCAGGCACCCCCTGCGGCCCCCGCGGCTCCTGTGGCCCCGCCGACGCGCGCGCAGGCCATCGAGCAGGAAATCCAGGCCGCGCTGCTTCTGCGTGACCACGCCGCGGTCGGGAACGATCCGGCGGGTGTGGCGACGGCTCAGGCCCAGATCAATGCCCTGGCGCACGAGCGGGCGCTGCTCGGACTGGCGGGACAGGGGGTCCGGATGCCGGAGCCCGCGCCCGCCGAGCGGCCGGGCCGGGCGCTGCACGACGTCGAGGGACGGCCCATCCCGGGCAGTGAGATCCGCCCACCGCTCAAGGCCGGCGAGATCGACCGACCACCGCAGGACGAGTTCGATCAGGCAGAGATCCACCGGCCGAAGGGGTTCGCCAAGGCATCGGAGGCGATCGCGGCGATGGAGCAGGCCGGCATCGAGATCACGCCCGAGCAGAAGCAGGCGATCACCAGTGTCATCGGCGTGGCCGAGCCCGAGGCGCCGTACGGGGCGCCGGCACATCCGACCCTCGTCCCGAGCGAGGCCGTCTCGGTACATCCCCGGGGCTGGGTCCCGCTCGACCATCCCCCGGCCCCCGGCAGCGCCGAGGAGCTGACGCGCGCCGTCCGTCCATCTCGCCACGTTGTCGGAGAAGATGAAGCGCGTTACGGTGAACGGCCTGACGCGGATGCAGGACGAGGAGGCCCCCTACGGGAGCCCGCCGCAGGAGAGGGACCTGTTCCGGCTGGACGGGGAGAGGGCGCCGTACCTGAGCCTGGCGCTGGAGCCGGACGACCCCCCAAGGAAGATCAGGCCGAACTCCCGCTGACGGGCGAGGAGCGGGTGAAGCGCGCCAGCGGGCCCGGCGCGCCGCCGCTCACGCCGGAGCAGGGGGACCTCCTCCGCAAGCCTCCGACCGCAGGGTCGGCCGACGCGATCGACATCAGCAAGCTTGCCCTCCCGCTGCCGGCCGAGGAGAAGGGCGGCATCCGGTCCGGCTTGCGCGCCTTGGTGCGCGCCATCACGCTCGGGGTCAATCCGGAGTGGGGCGGTCCCGCCGCGCGCGCGACGGCCGACACCTTCCGGGCCCGCAAGGCGGAGATGTTCCGGTCGTGGTCTATCCTCAAGACCAACATGGAGCGGGTGGACCGCGTGGTAGCCGCGCTGCCGCGGAGGCAACAGCTCGCGGCTTGGGCCGCGTTCGAGGCAGGCAAGCCCACCGGGATCAAGGCGCTCGATGCCCCCGAAGGGCTGCCGACGCTCCGGCGCATCAGCGATGCGGCGACGGCGGGCTTGGTGGCGCGGGATGAATTGAAGGCCGAAGCCCTCATCGAGAACTGGGTGGGGCGCTACTGGCAGGTGGACCCCGAAGCGGCGCGCGGGCTCGAGGGTATCCTCCAGGGCCGGCGACCGCTGGCGGGGCCCCGGACCTACCGCAAGCAGCGCACGTGGCCGCGCCTCATCGATGGCCTACAGGCGATCAACGACGCGCAGGCGCGCCTCGCCTCCGGCGCGCCGGATGAGGGCGATGCGCGGCTGTCGGGCTTCAAGCCGCTGACCTACAACGTCGTCCGCAGCCTGATGAGCAAGATCGAGGAGATGCTGCGCGCCACGGCGGCGCACGACATCATCGTGGACGAGATGACCGCGCAGCGCGCGCAGTGGGTCGGGGTGAACGATGACCCGCCGCTCGACGCGAACGGCGAGCCGTGGGGCAAGGTGGATCCCGAAGGGCGGGATCCGTCGTTCACGAAGTACGGCCCGCGCTCGCTCGGCAAGCAGGGCGAGGTCTACGTCCCGGGGCGCATCACGCTCGGCCATCTGTACGCCCCGAAGCAGTCGCTCGCCATCTGGCGTGGCGCTCTCTCGAAGGGGATCCGCGGCGACCCGATCTTCGGGCCGTTCTACGAAGCCTACATGGCGCTCGGCAACATGACGACGCAGATCCTGCTCGGCTTCTCCGGCTTCCACGCGGGCACGATCTCGCGCGAGGCCGTGAACGCCTCGCTCGAGCTGTCGATGTCGGCGGCGCTGGACAAGCGCGCGGGCGCAATCCCGGAGCATCTCGCGCACGCGGTCGGGGCGCCGGCGTTCGACTTTATGATGGGGCGGCGGATCCTCCAGCAGTACCAGAACCCCGGCGTGCATCCGGAACTCGAGCCCGTGCTGAAGGCGATGATGGCGGGCGGCTACCGCGGCACCGCGGAGAACGAGTGGTACACAGGCGAGCGGCTGCAGAAGCTGAAGGACGCCTTCCACGAGGCGGTGGAGAAGGAGAACCCCGGCGGCCGGCGCCTGTGGAACGGCATCAAGGTCGGGCCGGACCTCCTGTTCGCCGGGGTGGAGTTGCAGGTGATGCCGCTGATGCGGTACTACGTCCCGAACCTGAAGGCGGCGGCCGCCTATCGCGCGGTCGTGGACGAGATGGCGAAGCTGCCGCCCGGGTATGATCGCGCGCTGTTCCGCGCGCGGATGGCCAAGGTCATCAAGGAGATGGACTATCGATATGGGCAGGTGAATTACGATTCGTACTTCATGCCCAAACTCGTGAAGGACTTGGCGCACGCCTTCTTCCTCGCCCCTGGGTGGACAGCGGGCGGCGCCACGCTGCTCGCGAAGGGCGTCGGACAGGTGCCCTACCGCCTCGCGCGGCGGCTGTTCGGGAAGGACAAGAAGCTCGACGAAGAGGTCGTCGGCCGCACCGCGCGCTACGTCCTGGCGAGCGTGGTCTTCTTCATGGTGGTGAACGGGATCCTGACCTACCTCCACACGGGCGAGCAGCCCGAGGGGAAGGACTTCTGGTTCCCGCGGGACGGCACCAGTGATCCAGACGGTAACGCGAATCGCTATGCGATCCCCGGGTACGAGGCCCGTGACTGGTACGACTGGGGCATCGCGCCGGCGCGTGATGTCGCGCAGGGAAAGCCGTTCAAGGCTGTCAGTCGCATCACGCGGACGCTGATGAACAAGAGCAAGCCAATCCTCGGTGACTTCTTCCGGCTCGCCGAGAACCGGGACTACTTCGGCAATATGTACTACGACCCCGACCACCCGACGGTGGGCCAAGTGGCCAAGGCGGTGGGCGGCGAGCTCGCGAGTCCGATCACGCTTCGCAACGTCCAAGAGCAGATGCGGCGGGCGAAGTCTGGCCAGGCGACCATCGGTGGCGTAGCGCGAAGTTTCATCGGCGTGGCTCCCGTGAAGAAGGATATTCAGCGCACTGAGGCGCAGAACCTCATGGCCGAGTACCTCGGGCGACGGGGTCGCACGACGCTCACTCCAGAACAACGGGAGAGAAGTCGCGCGCGCGCTGACACCGTGGCGATGTTGCGTCGAGGTGAGGATGTTGAGGCTTCGTCCGCACTGGAGCGGAGGGCGGCGCGTTCGCGTCTTGAGTCCGGGTTCTTGATTCTTCCGCTCGACCAAAAGGAAGCCGTCTATGCTGCTGGTGAGCCGTGGGAGAAGGAAGTGTGGCTCCCCCTGCTTGAGGATGCTCGGGCCCGGGAGGAGGGCGGTCGGGCGCCTCGCCGGCGTGCGGTGCGGAGGCGCCGGTGAGCGTCCCGATGCGACCGTTTACCTTCGCGGACGCCCTACGGCGCGCCCGGCCTGCGGCACAGGACGATACGGCCGTAGGGATCCAGCATCCCCGGGCACTCTCGAGGTTCGGCACCGGCGTACTGGCCGATCAACTTGACAACGTGCTGAGCCCCACGCCCAAGACCCCTGCGGTCATCGAACCCCGCGGCGGCGACTTCCCGAGTGCCTACCGCTTCGAGTTGAATCAGGAAGTCCCGGCGGGAGCGTATCGGCGGCACCCGGGCCGAATCCTCCAAGAGGGCGACTTCGGCAACGCCGGCCTTGATCCTATCGCGTTTCAGGAGGTCGAGCGACTGCATCCCGGATGGACGGAATCAGCGATGCCCGCGGGGATCCCAGGCGAGGCAGTCGATGCCCCTGCCTCGTACGGCCCCCGTGCGACCCCTGTCGCGAAGGCACGGAACGCGAACGTGGCACGTTCGGTCTATGCTGATATCTGGAACGAGTCGGGGGCAGGCACGCTACCAGAGCCACTCGCGACGATTCACTACGATGCGGCGGTCCAGCACGGGCCTGCGGTGGCGCTCCAGCTCCTTCGCCAGAGTGGGGGAGACCCGGCGACCTACGTGGACCTGCGCGAGGCACGCTACCGGGCCGACATGACTGCGCCGAACGCCAACAGTCCACGGGGATACTTCAGGGAGAAGCCCGCCAATCAGCGCGGCTGGGTGGAGCAGCGCATCCCGGCGTTGCGCAAGATTGCGAGGCGTCGGTGAGCCGCGGCCCGAAGGTCATCGTGGTCACCGAGACGTGGGACGGGCTCGGGTTGGCGATGCTGATGGAGCGCCAGGGCACGGAGGTCCTCGTGGCGCACGACATCAGCGACCTCAAGGATCCCAAGGACCACGATGCGGCGAAGGTCTGCGGCGAGGGGCTGGTCGAGCGGATGCCCTACGAGAAGGCGGTCAAGCAGTACAAGGGTGCCGAGGCGATCTGGCTCTTCGACAACAACAGCTTCCCCGAGAAGGCTGATGCGCTGCGCAAGGCCGGCGAGCAGGTGCTCGGCACCGGGGCGCTCTCGGCGAAGATGGAGAAGGACCGCGCCTACGCCGTCGAGGTGGCCGAGGAGGCGGGGTTCGCCCTGCCGGACTCCCAGGAGTTCTCGGATGTCGCCAAGGCGGTGGCGTACCTCGAGGCCCACCAGGACACCGCCTACGTCTGCAAGGCGCAGGGCGGGGATGCGGATCTGACGTTCGTGCCGATGCCGAGCGACCGGGATGCGGTGGCCAACGAGATGCTGCGCGGCTACCTCGCGGCGCTCGAGGAGGCGGCGGAGGGTGACCGGCCGAAGACGTTCCTGCTCCAGGAGCGGATCAGCGGGGGCATCGAGGTCAACGTCGACCTGTGGATCCACCGCGGGAAGCCGCTCGTGGCGTTCGTGGATCTCGAGGCGAAGCGGCGGCTGAACGGAGACTTGGGCGAGCTGGTGGGGTGCGGGTTCGACTACCTGTTCCAGGTGCCGATCCTGTCGCCGCTCGTGCGGAAGACGGCGGGCCGGTTCCTCGGTCGGCCGGAGCTGCGCAACTACACCGGGTCGGTGGACGCGAACGTCATCCTCAAGGATGGCAAGGCGTACTGGCTCGAGGCGTGCAACCGCCTCGGCTACAACGCCACGCCGACGCTGTTCTACGGTCTGGCCAGCGCGACGATGGAGCGGATCCTCGCCGCGTGGCTCTCGGGGAAGCTGATCAGTCCGCTCTTCCAGCGCGGGTACGCGGCGAGCCTCTCGCTCTTCGCGAGCGAGCACCAGGCGGGGTTCCCCATCATCGTGCCGCAGAGTGCCGCGGCGCACTTCTGTCCCTACGCGGCGCGCGAGGGGCAGGATGGGAATCTGGCGATGGTGGGCGGCGGGAAGGCGTGGTACGCCGTAGGAGCGACCGTAGCATACGCACCAGCCGCTCCTGGTGCGGGACGGCGCGCGCTCGCGGTGGCGCGGGAAATAGTGTATCCGAATAAGGGCTTCAGGACAGATGGACCTGACGATGACGTGCCAACTCTACCGTTGGCGAGGTTGAGGCGACTTCAGGCCATCGGATTGCTCCCTCGAGGAGCCATCCGATGATCTGCGAGACGCACGCTCCGTGCGATGGCGGCGGACAAGGTCAATCCGTAGACGCGGTAACCCTTGTACAGTCGGTGATAGGGTACACCAAGGTGCTCTGCCAACCCTGCGATCGTCCATCGCGCCCCCTTCCAGCGGACTATGATGTTCGATCGCATATTCCGCATCTGAGTGACTTTGGATGCCCACTGACAATTCCCCGGCCCGTATGGCCCGCTGTTGTCGATGCGGTCCAGTGTGAAGGTCGGGGGACAGGGACCCATATCAGCGGCGAAGCGCGCGAAGTCGTGCCGCCACTCAGCGGCGACCACAATGCCGCGTGCGCCGTAGAAGGGATATTGCCTGGTGTTGGGATTGTGGCATCTGCGCTTGGCAGCGCACCACGCCCGGTACTCTCTCGTCGTGGTGCTGTGGCGAGTGGCCCCGTGAGTTGTGTGCGTCAAACTCCGGGCCTCGGCCTCCAGGCACCCGCAGCTTCTCGTGGCTCCGCGTCTGAGGTTCCCCGGGTAGACCACCTTCGTCCCGCCACAGTCACAGCGGCAGCGCCAGAGAACCTTGGGGCCAGTCTTGGTGACGCGGCGCACCACCGAGATGGCAACCAGTCGGCCGAAACGCTGTCCGGCAATGTCAATCAGTATCATCGGGTAAAAGTAATGCCAACAGCCGGGTTGCGCCAGAACTATCTTGTCACCATGCCCCTGGTCCGCCTGCGGAAGCTCCAGGCGCTGGGGCTCCTCCACACCACCGGGGCGATTCGATGACGCACATGGAGACGGAGGCGGTCCGCCGTGAGATTGCCCAGCGGTTGGCTGACCTCGATGCGAAGGTCACCCAGCGGTTCGACTTTGAAGCGACGGCGCGTGCGGCGGCGCTTGATGCCGAGGTCAGCGCGCGTGCCGATGCGCTTGCCGCAATGGACAAGCGGCTCGGCCTCTTGAACGAGTTGCGGACGGGCATCCTCACGCGGGACGAGTTCGAGGCCAAGCACAAGAGCGTCGAGGACCGTCTGCACGGCGTCGAGCGGTTGGTGTGGATGGCCGCCGGTGCGTCGGGACTGCTCGGGGGTATCATCGCCGCCGCGATCGCGCGGCTACTCAAGTAGACCTGGAGGCATTATGTCGCTCGCCCTCTTCCTGTCCTGGGTGTTCTTCTTCGTCATCCTCGCCGTCATCGCGTGGCTGCTGTGGCGCGCCGTGGGCAAGTTGCCCGCTGGGACGCCGGCGTGGGTGGCCTCCCTCTGTTACGTCCTCATCCTGGTGGCCTGCGCGATCGCGGTGGCGGTGCGCGCGGGCATTCTACGCGGATGACGACCCCCGCGGCGCCAGCGCCGCCCCCGGCGCCCTTCTCGCTGACGGACAGCATCCGGCGCACGGCGCGCGGCCTGTTCATCATCCTCGTGTGCGCGGCCATCGCCGGCTGGCTCTTCGACAAGGATCCGGCGAAGCTCGTGCCGGTCCTGTGGGTCGTGGTGGTCGCGATGGGCGTAGGCGAGGCTTCCAACGTCGGAAAAAGAGCGACTACGCAGCCGGCCCTGATGCCTTCTTCGACCAAGGATGGATAGATGACACCTCCCACGATGGCGGAACTGGTCCGCTCCGCGACGGCGCAGGAGCACGGCATCGACAACACGCCGCCTGCGGCGCTCCTCGCCAACGGCGAACGGCTCTGTGCCTTTCTCGGCGAGGTGTTCGCCATGTGGGGGTCGGACGCCACGATCAGCAGCGGCTACCGCTGCCCTCTGGTGAACAAGTTGGTCGGCAGCCAAGAGGGCAGCGCCCACGAGGAGTTCCGCGCGGGCGACCTGAATCCCACGGCGATGCCGCTCGAGCAGTGCTTCGATCTCCTGGCCAGGAGCGACCTACCCTTCGATCAGCTCATCGAGGAGGGGATGGTGCGCGACGGAGTGGTGGTGCTGTGGCTGCACATCGCCATCGCACGCGACGGGGAGACCCCGCGGCGGGAGGTGCTGCGCGGCGACGGCGTTCAGGGTCACATGCACTACACCCGCATCGCGGCCGGCTGAGGTCGCAGAAGGAACTCTTATGACACCGCCCGTGGCACCTCCGGTGCCCCACACGACCCTCTTCTCCCAGCTCTACAACTGGCTGGGGAAGCTCACCTTCCTCCACTGGCCGACCTTGGTCGCCGAGCTGGCCGGCGGCCTGTTCCTCGTGGCGCTGGTCACGGTGGTGGTGCTCCTGGCGCACGGCTGGGTGGCCCTGTTGCTGCTCGCCACCGCGGGCAGCCTCGCGTTCGAGCTGAAGCTGGACCCCTCAGGGTTCAAGTGGCTGGACGTGCTCGAGCGTGAGCTCGGCATCCTGGTCGGCGTCCTGATCGTGCACCTGGTGCTGCGACTGTGAAAGCCCTGCGCTGGTACGCGCTGGTGGCGCTCCTCGCCCTGGCAGGAGGCGTCCTGCTGGGGCGGGCTGGCAGTGGCGCAACGGCCGCCGAGAAGGCGTCCCGTGACTCCCTCGCGCTCGCCCGCCGGGCGCTGGACGCCGCGGTGCACACCGCCGACAGCCTCCGTGCGCACGGGGACTCTGTGGCGGGGGCGGCCGTCGCCTCGGCGGCCGGAACCGTCGGGCCAATGCGGCTGCACACGGACACCCAGATCGTCACGGTCGAGCGCCTGGTGCCCGATACCGGCGCCCTACGCCGTGCGTGGGACGCTGTACCGCTCGCTGTGGCGGCCGAGCGGGCTCATGGAGACACGCTGGTCGCCCGGCTGGCGGCCGATACCCTCCTCAAGGCCAAGGACCTCAGCGTGGCGTACAGCGAGCGGGCGGCCTATCAGGCCCAGCGGGACGAAGCCCAGCGCCAGCTCGACGCCTGCCTCAAGCGCCGGACCGAGCCGCCGATCACCCTTGGTGCCACCGCCGGCGGGGTGGTCGTGTACCACGGCGGCACCCTCCTGGTCGGGCCCGGAGCTGCGGCCGGCCTGACGGTGCGCATCAAGATCCCCCTGCCGAGGTTCCTGGGCGGATAGGGGGACACCCAGGGGTACACCCCAGTCGTTCCTATTACGTTCATGTTGACAGGTGTACCCCCCGGGTGTACCTTCGGTATCACGATGATCAAGCTCACCGTGAACGTCTCGAAGATGACCTTCGCCTGGCTCGAGCGGCTGGCTAAGCCGAACGGCCTCACGCCCCGCGGTGCGGCGCGCGAGGTCCTCGAGCTGGTGCGCGATCCCCAGCGCCCCAATCCCCTCACGAAGCCTCCGTTGCCGGAGTCCCCGCGGTGAGGGCCGAGTTCCAGGCCCTCGACATCGATGACCGCCGGAGCCAGGTCAACCTCCGCGCGCGGGTGTTCGACGATGCCGGCGAGCACGTGGCCACCGTGGTGCGCCTCGCGCCCGATGCCACCCGGCACAGCATCCGCCGCGAAGCGACCTACGTCTGTGGCTGCTGGAAGTCCAACGGGATGACGGTGCAGCGCGAGCACTGCCTCCACATCCAGTGCGTCGAGGCCGCCGTGGCCGCCGCGGAGACGACCCCGTGAACCAGTGGGCCGTGTGCGCTTATGTGCTCGTGGCCTTCTGGGCGCTCAGTGTCGGGACGGCTGGTCTCTGTGTCGCCGTGGATGTCTGGCTCCAGAGGCGGCGCGCGCGGGCCGTCGACCCCCGCACGGAGCCGGGTGTGTCCGCGGACGCGGTGCGCGCCTACCTCGACCAGCAGCGTGCGGCCGAGGATACCGAGCGGAGTATAGCGGCGGACCGCCTCATCGAAGAGACCCAGCTCTATCGTGGCTCAGACACCGACTACCCGCGGGGGACGTGGTGAGTCTCACGATCAATGCTATCCTCGACCACGCGCAGAAGGAGATCGACGAGGAGCGCGCGGATATGGTGAAGCATCTCGAGAAGGCGGCAGAGTCTGGTCGTCGGATCGCGATGCTCGAGAGTGCGCTCATCCTCGCGCAGGACCACAAGGCCGCTCAGGCCGGTACCGATGCAGCACCGACGGATCCACTAAGCACTCACCCTGGAGGGGGGAATGACAGCACCACAGCAGGAAGCCCCGCCCGTAGTGGGCGTGGAGATGCTCGCCGAGCAGGTGCGGCGAGTCCAGACGCTTCGTAACGACCTCGCTGGTCGGCAGGAGGAGCTGGGGGAGGCGCAGCGCCAGTTCCTCGTCGCACACGCCGCCCAGGTCCTCGTCATCAAGGAGCGGGCGGCGGAGGTGGAGGCGGCGGAGATGGCGCTCCGCGCGCTGGCCATCGACCACTTCACCCGCACCGGCGAGACCAAGCCCACCGCCGGCGTCGAGGTGAAGCAGCGGAACGTCTACGCCATCACCGATGCCGTCGCGGCCCTCGCATGGGCGAAGAGCAGCGGCGTGGGCCTCGTCCCCGAGAGCATCGACGAGAAGGCCATCCTGAAGGTGGCCACCGTGTCCACCCTGCCCTTCGTCTCCCACACCACCACCCCCCAGGCCCAGATCGCCACGGACCTGGACAAGGTCCTCGTCACGGTTGGGTCGAGGCCGCGCGGCCCAGAAGGTCCAGCGGGACCGCGAGGTACCCAATGACCGCGCCCACCACGGCGATGGTGACCCGCGACGAGTTCCTCGCGGAGCTCACGAAGAGGTACGGCGACCAGATCACCGCGCTCGCACCGCAGGGCGCCACGCCCGCGCACTACGCGGCCTCGCTGAGGCTCTACGCGGCGACCAACCCCGGCCTGCTCAAGTGCACGAAGAAGAGCGTGATGGTTGGGATGCTGCGGGTCGCCCAGACGGGGCTCGAGCTCGGGGTGACGTGCGACCTCCTGACGTTCAAGGATACGGCGCAGTTCTCGCCGCGCTACCAGGGGATAGTCGAGCTCGCGCTCGGAGCCGGCACGCGGGTCATCAACGCCGACGTGGTGCGCAAGGGCGATGAGTTCATCTTCGAGAAGGGCACTCGACCCTACATGAAGCACGTGCGGCACGCCGCCGCAGATGCGGAGGTCACGGGGGCGTACGCCATCGGCGAGATCCGGGTCAACTCCTTCGCGATGGTGTACCTCACGCGGGACGAGATCGAGGACACCCGCAAGCGGTACTCGAAGAAGTGGTGGGCGAAGAAGGACGGCACGCCCATCCCGCTCGAGACGATCCCGTGGTACGGGCGGAAGACCGCCATCCGGCGGCTGGCCGAGTACCTGCCGAAGAACGCCCGGCTCGCCGCGGCGCTGCTGTTCGCGGACGAGAAGCCCGAGGAGGAGATCCCGGATGGCGTCAGTGAACCTATCCCGCCGGACGTG